GTCGATCGCCGCATACGCGTCCGGTCGGACGGCTTGTTCACGGCCTCGTGGTAGACCGGCGCATCCCACCGGACCGGCAGGTTCGCGTATCGGCCACGGCGGGTGGCGGGACGGTAGTCGATCGACGGGTACAGCTCATCGCGGACCTCAGTCACCTGGGAGCCGTCGGCCATGTCGGTGACCTGCGTCCACCGGCGCCGGTAGAACCAGGGTTCGGAGGCGTCCTCGGGGTTGGTGAGGACGTCGTAGATCTCGTCGGCGGGAAGCGCCCGGATCTGGACGCGGCCGGTGCGGGGGTTGGTGAACAGGGCGAGGAACTTCTCGCCGTCGTGGAACAGGGTGTGTTCGAGCTCGTTCTGCGCTTGCGCGGAGGTGAGGACCCGCTGGTTCCCCGGGTCGGTCAGAAACGCCGAGACGACCTTCTGGACGTCCTGCTCGCCGCGCTTCTTGCCGTTGGCGCGGGCGGTGATCTCCACGCCCTGGCCCCACACGTACGCGGACCGGAGTGCCGCGCCCCTCTTGAGGAGCGGGTTCTTGAGAGTGAACAGGCGGCAGATCATCCGCATCTGCCGCAGCCCCTCGGGGGAGAACTCCTGCTCGGTCGCGGCAACGTAGCTGACCCACCCGGGCTCGTAGAGCTGCCGTTGCAGGTCGGCGACCGACTCGTTGAGCCGCTGGACCTCGTTGCGCTCCACCGAGAGCTGCTCGCGGATGGGAGCGACGATCCGGTCCCGGATCGGGGCGACCACACGCGACTGCACGGCTTCGACGGCGCGTTGGACGGGGACCGGCAGGGCCATGCTCGCCCCCTCCTAGTAGAGGCTGATGGACTGCTCCGCGTCCTCGTCTTCGAACACGTCGTCGTCGAGGAGGATCGGGTTGATGAGCAGCCGGTTGAGGGCCTGGGACATGGCGTCGACACGGTCGTCGTGCGGGGACGTCGGGAACGACGTCGCCTCCTGCACGAACCCGTCCACCCAAGGGGCGAGGGCTTTCGCGGGGAGGTGGATGTTCCCGGCCTGCACGAGCGGGGAGACCGCGGCGGCGCGCGCGACCTTCGATCCGTCGGGCTCGATGGGGATCAGCCCGGGGACGGTGCGCCGCAACTGGTTGATCACGGCCGGGCCGTTCGCTTTGTCCTCGATGAGCTTCGCGACCGCCTGCGGCCACCGCTGCGACAGCTCAACGACCGCTTCGCAGGTGGTCACGAAGTCCATGCGTGCGTGGACCTGGTCGAGGAGCCACGCGTCGATGCCGCGGCGGCCCCACACCTGCCCGCACACGAAGTCGGAGCCGTCGGAGTCCTTGAACGCGAGGTCCCACGACTGGATGACCTCGTCGAACCCCAGCGCGGTGTAGTGCTCGCCGTGGTCGATCCATTGCGGCTGCTCGTAGTACGTCCACCACGCGAACTTGAACACCGAACCCGTGGGCGGTGCCGGTTCGCCTTGGTAGAGGGCTTCCCACGTGCGGTCCTGGACGTCGGCTTTGATGTCGTCCCAGTCGCAGCACGCCCAGTCGGGGTGGCGCCTGCACGTCCCGGCGGGGCGGGGCTTCTCACGCCCACGCGTCGATTCGAGATAGACCCCGGGGGCGCGGCCGAGCGGATCAGTCTGGCCCTTCTCGGGCCGGTGGTTCGCCTGCGCGGGGATGTTGAGGACCGTCCACTCGCCGGGGTTGTCGGCGATCAACCTGCCGGTCAAATCGTCTTCGTGCCAGCGCGTCTGGATAACCACGACGGGCGCTTCAGGTGAGAGGCGGGTGCGGGCGGTGTCGGTCCACCAGTCCCACACGGCGTTCCGCTGGAGGAGCGAGTCGGCGTCCTTGCGGTTCTTGTGCGGGTCATCGATCACGAGCAGGTCGGCGGGCCGCCCAGTCAGGGCACCTCCGATGCCACACGCGTAACATCCACCCCGGTAGCCTTCAAGCTGCCATTCGTGCGCCGCGGACGTATCGTGCCGCACCGCGATGTCCAGGAGGCCGTCGTGGGTGGCGATGTCGTTGCGGATGTCCCGGCCCCAGCGTCGGGCCACACCCAGCTCGTACGAGGCGATGACGATCCGCAGATCCGGGTCGCGGGTCAGCAGCCACAGCGGGAACCGCCGCGACACGCGCTGGCTCTTCCCCTCCTGCGGCGGGAGCGAGATCGCGAGACGCTTCGTTCGGCCCTCAGCAACATCTACCAGCGCGGCGTCGATCAGGTCGAGCGCCGGCGTCTGCATCGTCGTCGGGTCCAGCTCGGCGGCCATCGCCCCCGGCGTGGGCCACAGGGCCTCGCGTGGCTCGAAGTGCCGGGCGGCGGCTTCCCACGGGGAGAGGGTGTCCACCACCGCCCCCTAGTTGACGGAGAGGGAGACCTTCCGGAGGTTGTCGGCGACGATCCGTGGCGCGGCTTTCGCCTGCTCGGGCGTGAGGTTGAGGTCCCCGAGGACGGCTTTGATGACCCCGGCGAGGATGACGCCCTGCTGCTCGGCGAGCCGCACCCGGCGCTCCTCGATACCCGCGTCGATCGCGGCCTTGGAGACGGCCACAAGGTGCTTGCGTTCGGCCTGCCACAACTGGACCCACATGTTGACCGAGGCGGCGTACGTGGTGTCGACGCCTTCGTACTCGGTCGCGGTCTTCGTGACCTCGTCGGTTTTCCCCCACGTGACCTGTGCGGGTTCGAGCTCCTGCACTTGGGCGTGGAGCCAGTCGACGGCGCCGGCGGTCCGGTAGAGCTCTTCGAGGAGCGCGTCTTTGGGGTCGATCTCGCGGGGGAGTCCGAATGTCTCGACGTACTTGGCTGCGCGGACTTCGGCCATGCGCCGCTGGGCGGCGGCGAGGTTCTGGGGTGCTTTCCCGCCGTGGGTGCCGCACACCTGCTGTCCGGCCATGGGGGGCCGTTTGCATTGTGTGCCGGTGCGGTTGGAGCGGGCTTTGCAGCGGGGAGACCCGGGAGGTTCCTCAAACGGGGGCATGAGGCACCTCCCGGGCGGTTGGTGGCGGGTTGGTGTGTCGGCGGTGCCGATATGGGTAGGTGCCGCACCAGGGATTTGAACCCTGACGCCAGCGCGTAGCTGGCACCCGGTGGTCCGGGTCCGTATGCCGTTCCGGCAGTGCGGCGTGTGGTCAGACGGTCCCGGTGATCGGGATCGCGATGGTGTGCTTGATGGTTTCGTGGTTCTCGATCACCGCGCGTCCGTCAGGCGAGACTGCGGTGGTCTTGACGTAGAGCACGTCGGAGTGGATCTCCAGCGAGCTGATGAGGTTCGTGTTGAACCCGAGCGATTCGAACGCTTCGATGAGCTTGTCCCGCGGGACGGAGACAGGAATACCGGGGATGTTGACCTTCGCGTGGTAGACGTCGTTGGTGTTGCTCATGCGGGGACCAGTTCTCGGACGTTTGGGCGGCCGCGGCCGGGGGACTTGGGGTTGCGGCGGGTGGCGCGTTCGGCGTCGGCGATGTCCGACCACCGGTACCTCGCGGCGCCGCGAGGGCCAGCATGGTCGACGGCTTCGAGCTTGCGCCGCTGCCCGTCAATGTCCTTGTACCCGCGGGACGCCCACTTGCGGATCATCGCGCCGGTGACGCGGGAGGGCGTGTGATCGGTGAGGTAGGCGGCGGCGTCGGGGCCGGAGACGGGGGCGGCGGGGTCGAGCATGGCGGGCCTCCCGTTTCGGGTATGAAGAAAGCCCCACCTGGTGAGGGTGGGGCTTTCAGAAGCTATTGGGCACAGTCGTACCAGCGGTCTAAGTGTGACACTCGTTTTGAGGATCGTCAACTAGTGCCCGTCACCAGGGTTCTGTGCGGGCCCGAGTGTGTAGCGCTCCTGGGCACCGAACCACTCGGTGAGGTCGTCGATCTCCTGGTCTGTGAGCTGGTGGTCGTGTTCGCTGCCGTCGGCGAGGCGGTACCGGACCGTCTTGGTGTAGCCGCCGTGGACTCCGATGATTGCGGCGATGGAATCCGGATCGATGTCGAGGATTCTCGCGAGGCCGTGTCGTTCCAGCTGGAGCGATCGTTCCACGAGACGCTGCTTGATGATTTCCTGCATGGTGTCCTGTTCCGGATTCACTTGACCTCCTGGAGGTGCTGCTCGAACTCGTAGTCGAGGCGTTCCTCGCAGGCTTTCCGGCTGCCGCCGGTGGCCGTCTTCGTGAACTCGCCGCAGGAGCATTCGAGGACGACCCCGGGTGTACCGCCGGAGAGGTGGGTGAACTTCTTGTTGTGGACGGTCATGCTCTCCGGTCCTTCCTGTAGTGCCAGCCGTCGCCGGTCCCGCACCGGTTGCAGGCGTTCGTGTAGGCCCCGCGCGCTGGCGGGAGTTCGGGGACGTCGGTCTCGTGGCGGCCTTCGACGTGCGGACACCACCTAGTGTCCCAGTCCTCGTGGTCGTTCCAGATGAACGCGAGGTCCTGAAGCTCGGGGCAGTCGGCCAGTTCGGTGTCGGGGTAGCCGGTCTCGTCGCCGGTGGGGCAGCCAGCGCAGTAGTGGTAGTCGCCGCCCTCGTAGAGACAGTGCCGGTCAAGGACGCGGCGCTTGGCGGCGATTTCCCGCAGCGTCTGGTCGGGGTCGAACAGCAGCGCATACCCCTGGTGGCGGTTGGGCACGATGTCGTCACCGTCGAAGTCTTGACGGTACGACCCGTATCTGTCGGAGTCCCAGCGCTCCTCGGTTTCGGGTTCGCGGACTTGCCCGTCGTCGTAGACGTAGATCCGGTACTGGCGCGGCACGAGCTTGAGCGCTTCCTCGGCTTCATTGAGGCGGGAGACGACGAAGTCGCAGATGCCGGTCACGGCTGCTCCTCCCGTTCACGCTGCGCTTTGACTGCGGCCAAACGGAAATGCGACAGCTCGGCGCGCTGGCGCCTGTCCTGATCCGCCAGCTTCTCGCCGAAGTAGACCATGGCGCCGGAGTAGCCCCTGACCCGGTTCGGGCAGGTGTCCCAGTGCATGCCGGTCTCCCGCCACATCTCGCACTCCCGTGCTTCGGTGGCGCAACTGCCGGGGTTGAGGGAGCACAGCTCGCACGCCATGTTGCCGTGCGCACTGCAAGTCGGGACGGCCTTCGCAGCGGCGGCCTCAGCACGGTGCTGCTGGACTTCCTTGACGAGTGATCGCATGTGGCCGGCGGCGAACGCTGCCATGTACGTGTCATTGCCGGGTTCGTCGAGCCTGCGGGCGATCATCGCCAGGTCGTCGTCGGTCAGCACTTCGATGGTGCCCATGGTTCATCCTCTCACTGGGTGGTGCTGGTGTCGTGTTCGAAGGGTCGGCCGTTCGGATCGTCTTCGATGGGTTGGACGTGTCGTTCGACTGGCTCGATGCCGACGATCATGGTCTGAATGCCGCAGATGATGAGCCCGGCGAGCCAGAGGCCGCTCGCGGCTGCGAGGGCCGCGAGGGCGGTGTCTCGTTCGCCGACCGTAAGAAGGGCGGTCGCTCCTGCGACGGTGAGGGCTCCGATTCCACTGGTGATCAGCGAGAAGGTGAACCAGTACGCCTCGGTGACGGTCATGGCGCAGGGGTTGTGGCGCCTCATCGGCTTTCTCCGATCGCTTCGTGGTCCTTGGGGGAGTGAAACGGGCCGATGTCCTTTGCGTCGGCGTCCTGGAGCATTTGGAGGGCTCGGGTGCGCACGATGGCGGCGGCGCGGTCCATGCCGTGCCTCTCGATTTCGTTCTGGGTGTTGTCTGCGGCTTCGTCGATTTCGGCGGCAGCTTTGCGGAGTGTCTTGGCGTGGTGTTGGGCGGCGATGCGGCGGGCGCCTTTGAGGGTCTCCTGCCAGTCGGCCGAGATCGTGGGGTCGGTCATCGTGTGCCCCTTTCAGGCGGCTTGCTTGGCGGCTTCGGCGGTGAGCTTCGACCAGTTCTCGTACTGGGTGCCGGTGAGGCGGCAGGTGCAGTTCGTGCCGGTGCAGAGGACTTCGTCGCCGAGACGGATGAGCGTGTACCGGTCGCATTCGGGGCAGGGGACGTACTTGATCGCTTCTGGTTTGGAGGTGCCGGGGTCGTTGAGGCGGTCGAGGCGGCGCGAGAGTGCGCCGAGGATGCGGGCGTGGCCGGGCTGGTCGTCGTGGTCGCCCATGAGGTGGGGGAGGGTGTCGCACGCCCAGTCGATGCGGTGTTCGAGCCACGCGGCGAGTGTGGTGACGGTGGCGTGTTCGGGGAGGCGTTCCCAGGCGCCTCGGTGGGGGAGCCAGGCGGTGGCGATGTGGGCGAGGATGCGGGCGGTTGAGAGGTTGCCTTCTTGGTCGGGGCCGTCGGGGAGGGGCGGGGCGACGAGGGCGATGGCGGGGCGGCCGACGAGTTCGTCGAGGACGGCGATGCGGACGCCGAGTGGGGCGTCTTTGGTGCCGGAGACGTGTTGGTGTCGGCCGGTGGTGGGGGTGGCGTCGAGGAGCGCAAAGGCGCGGGGTGCGCGGTTGAGGATGCCGCGGAGTTGGGGTCGGCATTCCTCGCAGGCGTGCTGGTAGTCGTAGTAGTTGGGTGCGGGGCGGTCGTCTTGGCCGTCGCGTCCGAGGCCGGGGCAGGTGACGCAGACGCGTTCGGTGCGGGTGGTGTTCATGGTTCCTCCAGTCGAGTGGAGGGGGTGGTGTGGTGGTGAGGGTAGACGATCGATGAAGTTCTCTCGGGGTTCGGATGCGACAGGGTCTATTCGGCGTTTGTGGTGTCAACCCCTTCGGCAGGCTTGAAGTGGTAGGCGAGGCTCGGATCGTGTTGGGTAGCGTTGATGCCGAACCGGCCACCCTCATCCCCGAGAGCGGTGTCGGCGGCCGCTTTGATCTTCTCGTTGACGGCGCGGCGGAGGGCTTGGTCGGCGAGCACCTCGTCCAGGTCTCCGGCGTCGAGGCGGGCTTGGATCATGCGTTCCTCTGCGCGCATCTGGGCGCGGCTGGCGGCGGGGATGTTGACGCGGTAGACGCCGTCTGCCGGTGGTTGCGGGACGGCGCGTGCCTGGGCGACGGTCTCCATGAGTTCCACGAGCCGGTCGAGGCGCTGGAGGATCTGTTCCCCGTGCGCGCAGCACAGGTCATGCTGGGCGGGTTCCTGGGCTGCTGCTGGCAGTGGCGACATCGGGCCGGTGGAGGTGGGCGGTGCGTAGCTGTCGCGGCTCATGTCGTGCTCCCGGGGTCGGTGGGCTGGGCGGAGATGTGGGCGAGCGTCCTGATCGACTCGGGGCTGAAGCCCTGGTCGCGGTAGTCCATCGCGTCCGCAGGGTGGATGCCGGTCTGTGCGATGTCGAGCGCGATGTGGGCGTTGCCGCGGGCGGCGTACAAGTACCCGGGGGCGGCCGCGCCTACGACAGCCGTGAGCGTGTCCTTGGCGTGCTCGTGTTTCACGAACGCGTCGATGCGTTCGGCAAGGAGCCTGGGGGCGTCGCGGATAAGGCCGAGGAGTTCCCGGCCGATGATCTTGACGTAGAGCAGGGCGGCGTTCACGGGTTCCTCCAGCGGCGGTTGTCGCGGCGGGCCGGACCGGTGCCGCGGTTCTGGCGGTGTTCGAGGGCGCGGCGGCGGAACTCGCCGCCGGACGCCGGCGGCCGGGCGGGACGGTTGCACGTCTCGTAGAGGTCGCGCATGAGCTGGGCCAGCTCCTCGGGAGTCTGGGAGACGGTCGCGACTTGTTCGAAGACGCCTTGCAGGCTCCGGTCGACCCGGTCGGACAGGAAGTACCCGAACATGCGGAACGGGTTCAACGGCGTCACACCCTGCCCGAACGCATGCTCGCAGATGATGTCCCGGGCGTAGAAGCTCAACTTCGAGTGCGCGGTGTAGACGACCTCACGCATGGCCATCACCCCCGGCCCGGCGTGCGGCGCGCCGCTTGAGTCGCTTCCACCAGCCCGGCTTGTCCTCGCAACCACAGGTGCGGGTGTGCAAGTCGCCGTGCTTCCCGTCCGGGCCGAGCGGCCGGTGGTGGTCGATCTCGGCGATCAGCGCGTTGATCCTGTCCGCCCGGTACGGACGCCGCCACGACGCCGTCTGAGCCTCAGTGAGCACCTCGCGGAGCATCTTCAGATCACGTGATCGGGCCTTCAGGTTTACGGTCTGCTTACGCATTGGCCTGTCCGTTTCCTTTCTGCTCTTGGGCGTCTGCCTCGGCATACAGCCAGTTCCCGAGCCGCCACGTGAGCGAGTGCTCGATGAGCGGCCCGGCGATGTGTTCAACGAGCACCCACCGCAGCGGGATCTTGTCCAGCCGGAGCGTCGTGGTGCCCTGGTGGCGCTGGAGTCGGTAGCACGGTTCAGCCATCGGCCTGTCCCTCTCTGTCCTGGACGAGCCCGAGCCGGACACGAGTGAGGCACGGCCCTGGACTGTTGCAGGTCTCGCAAAACCACGGAAGGTGGAGCTCGGCGGCATCCGCGATCTTCGCGGCGAGGGCGTCACGCTCGACGCCACGTTTCCCCTCGGACCGCAGCCGCTGGTCGCGTTCCTCACGCAGGTCCTCGGCGAACTTGGTCATGGAGGCCAGCTCTGCGCGAACCTGGTCCACCCAGCGAACCAGCGAAACGATCCGAGGCCCTGGGTCCCGCCGGTCGGGTCCGGCAACGATCGGGAATACCTCCTCCGGGTAGTGCTGCTCCATGAGGGCCATGAGCCCGTCCCAGGTGTGGTGGAACGCAACCTCGCCACGTGCCTCAGCGAGCGCTTCGGCCTGGGCGGTGTTCTCGGCCCGGAGCCGGTCCACCTCCTGTAGCAGGCGGTGGATGTCGTGCACCCAGTTCCCCTGGTACTCGATGTCGTTGATGACGTACCCGTAGAGACCTCGGCTTCCGAAGGCGTCGGTGCGCTGCTGGATAGCGTCCAGGTCGTCGCCGGTGAGTTCACTGGTCATTGGTGGTGCCTTTCTCGGTAGCGGGGAGGGACGGCCCCTCCTCGACGGGCAGGGACGGGGCAAGGAGTCGGCGTAGCGCTTCGGCGCCCTGCTGGCGGACGACGCCGTTGCCGCCGGCCTTCAACTGGGCGTTGCGGGGGATGCCGGGGACGGCGGTGATCCACCCGTCAGGGCAGCCCATGAGCCATTCGACGAATCGGGGGGCGAGGCGCATCCCGGTCTTGCCGGGCTCGACAGGGGAAGGTGCGGGGCGCATCATGACGTGCTCCCATCGGGTGATGGCGGGTCCGTAGGCGCCCCAGTCCAGAACACGTCCAGCAGCGTCTGGCTGCGCGTGTTCGTCGACGGCTTCGGGTCGGTCCGGTTCGCGGTCGAGTTGCGCGAGTGCGCCTGCGCCGTGGGCGTCGGCAAAAGCCGGACCGCGACGCTCAACGGCGTCCCCTGCCCGTTCCCGTTGATCCCCTTCGCGAGGTTCCGCTGGCGCCGGGCCTCCCAGGACTGCAAGTCCTCCCCGTCGTTCGGGTTCGAGGCCGTCGGCGTCGGCAGGAGCTTCGGCGGTGCAGAGGGCAGCCATGGCGACTGCTCCTCGATCGCCGCGATGCAGTCGTCCAGATTGCTCCGGCGCCCGTTCAGTGATTTGGGCCCCTTGTACCGTGCTGGGTCGGCACCCCTGGAGGTGTTGTCCCCCAATCGGGCCGTCGGCGTCGGCAGCAGGTGCTCGACCTCGTCCGCGAGCGTCGGGCCGTGGCCGCCGGCTTTCCGCTTGTCCGGGTGCTGCGAGCCGCCGTTCACCGCGAGCTGCGAGGTCGGGGTCTTGAACAGCGGCAGGCCAGGCGGCGAGGAAGACCCTGCGGCGCTTGTGCGGGGCGCCGACGTCGGCGGCGTCCAGACTGACCCATTCCGCATCGAACCCGAGGCGGGCCAGGTCTGCAAGAACGGCACCGAGTGCCCGCAGAGAGCGTCGCTTTCGGCCGAGGTCTCCCAGACACCACGGGCAGGGTTCCAGGTCGCCGTCGGCTTCGGCTGTGAGGATTCCGGGGACATTCTCGATCACCACCAGGGAGGGTCGGAGGGCTTCGATGGCGCGGGCGACGTGGAACCAGAGGCCGGAGCGGTTCCCGTCGCGCATGCCGGCGCGTTTCCCGGCGAGGGACAGGTCTTGGCACGGGAACCCGGCGGTGAGGATGTCGACGGGATCCACTGCGGCCCAGTCGATGCCGGTGATGTCGCCGTGGTTGGGGACGGTCGGCCAGTGGTGGGCGAGGATCTTCGCGGCGTACTGGTGCTTGTCGTCGGGGTCGTACTGGCAGTGCCAGGCAGGTTCAGCGTCGAGCACGTCCATGACAGCCAGATCGAGGCCGCCGTACCCGGAGCAGAGGCTGCCGATCGTGTACTCAGCCATCAGAGCTGCCCTGTGGACGCGTGTGCGGTTCTCGGACGCCCGTCCTCTCGGCGGCTGCGAGGCCGTCAGCGGCCGCCTCAGCGGGCGGAATCGGCATCGCAGAGGACTGGCGGAGGAGGATCGTGCAGTCGCAGACGCCGCACCCTGGCGCGTGGAGGTCCGTGAAGTGCCCGCAGCCCGTCCGGACGCACACGTACGGGCTGTAGTCGAAGAAGACGGCGCCGTACGTGGACACGTTCGCGTTGCGAGCGATGAGCGCGGGGTCGGCCTCCTGGGCGGGCGTGTGGGGCATCCCCGAGCCCATGGCGGCGTCGAAGATCGCGAGGCAGTTGCGGGCCTCGGCGGTCTCCGCGCGAGCAAGGTCTCGGTGCTCTTCCTCTTCGCGGCTCATGGTCTTCGACGGCCCGAAGGAGGAGATCACCTGCTCGTACTCGGTGAGGTTCTCCGCGAGCCCCTGCCGCGCGGCTTCGGCCTTGGCGGTCAGGGCGGCGCACTCCGACCGGGCCTCCTCAGCCGCTTCGCGCCAGCCGATCACCTTGCGTTCGAGGTTCTCCCGCCGCCGGACGCTGGACTCGCGGTGCAGCTTCTCCATCGCGAGCCTGCGCTCTTGTCGGTCGTTCTCGCCACGGAGTCGCTGGACCTCAGCGAACACCTGCGCCAGCTTGTGGTCGAGCAGGTCCACGGCGACGGGCACCATCTCGGCCCCGAACGAGGTCCGCTCGGTCTGGGAGGCGCGGTAGTCCGCCCACTCCGCTTCGACCGCGGCCAGTTCCTCGTCGGTCATGGGGCCCTCACCGGGCAGCGGTTCAGTCCTCGTCATCGACCATCACCCCGAGGTCTTCCAGCCGGTTCTTCAGGTGGTTTCGCTGGATGGCGAGGTCGTCGCATTCCTGCTCGGTCCAGACCAGCCGCTCCTCGGCCGTGTCGAGGCGAGCCCGCAGGCTGGCCGACTCCGCTCGGGCCTGCTCGGCAGCCTCGCGCCATTCAATGACGCGACGCTCGTACTTGTCTCGCAGATCCTTCGCGTCCTCATAGGCCCGCTCCAGGAGCGTCCTTCGCTTCAGCAGGAGCGCGAGGTCTTCGGGGGCGTTGCACACCAGGTCCAGAACCGGGTGCCATTCGTCGTAGCCGCCAGGGAGGTCCGCGGTGCGGCCGTTGCCGAAGTGCAGCTTCCAGTGCGAGCCCTTGTCCTCGTCGTAGTCGTCGTAGGTTGCGCCCCAGGTGGTGTGCCCGACGGCGTCGAGGCGCGCGCGGATCTCGGCGAGGCGGTCGGTGGTGGAGGGGGACTCAGCGGTCATCGGGACTCCTCGGTGTCGGCGTAGTAGTCGTCGTAGACGTCCTCGCCCACGCACTTCTCGCAGAAGCGGTGTTCCTTCTCGTGCTTCTTCAGGCGGGTGCCGCAGTACTCGCAGCAGCCCTTCCAAGGCGGTTCGGTGGTCACTGGGTCTCCTCGGAGGTAGGACGGGACAGGTCGTCGATTGCGGTGGTGAGCATCCGGACGGCTTCACGCAGGCCCTTGATGCGTCCCTTGGTCTTCCGGCGGCCCGAGTACTCCAGGTCGTCGGCGTGGTCGGTGATCAGGTCGCGTTCGTCCTTGAGGCGGCGCGCGACCTCCCAGCGGAAGTAGTCCTCCAGGGCGGCCTCGGCGGCGGCGTCATCGACGGTGTCGAGCCCGGCCCGGATCTCCTCGGCGGCCTTCATGACGACCCCGGCCATGTGGTCGTGGCAGCAGTAGCCGTTCCAGCGTTCGGAGCTGGAGGCGACCCACGCGAGCGCCTGGGCGGCCAGGATCGGCCGGACGGCGGCCACGACAGCGCGGGCCTCGTCGGTGAAGTCGGAGGGCACCATGCGCTGGATGCCATCAGCGAGACGCAGGTTCCAATCGCGGGCCAGCGCCTTGGCGGCGGCCAGCTCGGCCGGGGACAGCGGGGCGGCAGCGTCCGCCGTCCACGACGCCGCATCCACCGACGCAGCCTCGACCGGGCAGTACGGGCACGTCACCGACCCGTCAGCATGGCCGGTCAGCTCGTAGGACTCCAAGTCCTCGCTCCCGCACCGCGGGCACGTCAACTGGCTCACCGGACACCCCCTTCGATCGCCTTCGGATACGACGGCATCAGCGCGGGCACCTGCCCGGTCCGGTACGCCTCCTCGACCCGGGGGCCGACCGCCTGCCCGACCGTCTCGCCGGAGGGCAGGACCGTGTACGCGAGGAACTCGTCCTCGAACACCGCGATCCCCGCCGAGACCGCTTCGAGCTTCGCCTTCACCACCAGCGACAGGGCGCGCCAACGCTGCCGGACGGCCCGCTCGTACTCGGCCTCGGCCTGCGCGGCGGCACGCGGGCGGCCGGTCGGGGTGCGCGTGAACTCGCGGTCGTCGCTGTCGGGCAGCGGCAGGACGAACCGGATCTGGCGGCCGTGCGCGACGAACGCGATCACCGCGCCCGTCCGGTCCCAGCCGTACGCGAACTGCGTGGCCCCGTACCGCTTCAGGGTCTTCTCGATCTCGCCGCGGGAACGGTCCGAGGAAACCTCGGTGCGCTCGGCGTAACGGGCGGTCACCGGACACCACCCGCAGACTCGGCCCGGTCGATGGCGTTGGCGAGCGAGGCGTGTCCGGCGTCGCGGAGGTGGGCGGGCAGACCACGGGGGGCGACGGGCTCGGCGATCCGCTCCACGGTCACCCGGAACTCGGCGACCGGGGACGGCTCGCCGATCGCTCCCGGCCCCACCAGCGCGACCGTGGCCGTAGCCGTGGACTCCCCGTCGGAGACAGCGAGCACACGGGCATCCAGCCCTTCGTGGATCGTGCCGTGGTGGTCGAGAATCAGGCCGAGGACATCGTCCGGGGTGAAATCGGTGGTCATGGTTGCTCCTTCAGGTAGCAGAGGGATCAGAGAGAATCGGGACTGTCGAGGTCGTCAGCGACGTGCCGCAGGAGCGTCGCCGCGCCCGAGTAGCCGGCGCGTTCGAGCGAGTCCGCGGCCTGCCGGTAGTACGCGGCCGTGATGTGGTCGAGCAGCCGCGCCGACGGCGCCTCCGCGGCGGCGAGCGCGCGGCCCTTGATCCCGTCCAACGCGGCCCGGAACCCCGAGTCGTCGGCGAAGCCCGGGTGCGTCTCCCGGAGCCAGTCGTGCAGCTCGGTGTAGACGTCCGGACGCAACACCGCCTTCGCGACATCGTGCGGGTTCTGGATCCGGTGGGATGTTGGTGCGGTGGCGTAGCGGTCGTTCATCAGGGGTCCTTTCGGGTCAGGCGGCTCGGCGCGAGAGCACCTCAGCCGAGAACTGGGAGATGGTCATCGGGTGGTGCCGGACTCGCCGTGCTCGAAGCGAGCCATCCGGGCGGCGTCGTAGGCGGACTCGCAGCAAGGACCGGCCATGGATTCGGTCGGCTTCAGCCAGTTCTCACGGCCGTCGTCGAACGCAGTCGAGGAGCTGGTCTCGCGCAGCACGGTCGGCTGACGGGCGCCGAACCCGATCCACTCACCGAAAACGACCCGGTCCGCTTCGTCGATGAAGGCGCTGTGCAGGGACTGCCAGCCCCAGTCCCAGTTGCCCGGGATCTTCGCCTCCGGGAGCGGACCGAGGAAGACGATGCGGGCGCCACGGGGGAGCGTGAGCGCGAACGCCTCCATGAGGTCGTGATCGAGGAACTCTTCGTTGCCCTTCACCTCCACCCACGTCTGCGTGTCCGGGAGCAGGAAGTCCGGGAGATACGGGCGGCCCTGGATGTTGAAGCCCTGCGGCTCGTACTGCCAGCGGATACCGAGGTGGTCGAAGAACACCGCCCAGCGGGCTTCGAGCCGGGACCGGAAGCGGTGGCCGGCGTAGCGGGTTTCGATGGCCTTCATGGGGTGGTGCTCCTTCGGCTGGTAGTTGCGGGGGTTGAGGTGCTCGGGTGGCGGGGGCTCGCCGTGGGCGGCCCGGTACTTGCAGGTGCGGTCCCACAGGTCCGTGAGGACCTCCTCGGCGAGGTCGCCCCATTTGACGGGGCCGCGGCGGTCTCCGGCGCTCATGTGATGTCCACGAATCGGGCCCACGAGAGCTGTGCGGCGACCTCGACGGTCTCGATCGGGCCGTTGCGGTTCTTCGCGATGATGAAGTCGGCTTCGCCGGCGCGCGGGTGCTCGGGTTCGTGGTAGTCGTCGCGGTGCAGCAGGATCGCGATGTCGGCGTCCTGCTCCAGCGAGCCGGACTCGCGGAGGTCGGACAGCTGCGGGCGGCGGTCGGAGCGGCCCTCGGAGCCGCGGTTGAGCTGCGCGCATGCCACGATCGGGACGTTCATCTCCCGGGCAAGGACCTTGAGCCCGCTGGAGACGCGCCCGAGCTCCACGGCCCGGTTGCGGCCGTCGCCGCCGGTGTCCATGAGCTGGAGGTAGTCGACGAGGATGAGCGCGAGACCCTTCTCGGCTTCGATCTGGCGGGCGGTGGCGCGGACGTGCGCGAGGGACACGGAGGCGGTGTCGTCGATGCGGATGAAGCAGCCGCGCATCTTGTCGGCGGCCGCGGCGATCTTCGCCGCCTCCCAGTCGCGCACGGACCCGTTCATGATCCGCTTCAGGTTGACCTCGGACTCGGCGGCGAGGATGCGCTTCTGGATGTCGTTCCTGGACATCTCCAGGGAGTGCATGAGGACCGACTCGCCCTGGCGGAGCGCCACGGCGCGGAGCATGTCGACCCCGAGGATCGTCTTGCCCATGCCCGGGCGTCCGGCGACGATGACGAGCTGCCCGCCCTTGAGTCCGCCGATGACGTCGTCGAGGGCGCCGATCCCGGTGGACAGGCCGCGGGCGGTGCCGTCCTTGTCGAGGATCTGCGCGATGGTCTCGTCGAGGTAGTCCGAGAAGTCCAGGACCTTCTTCGCGCGCTTGCCGCGGATGGCTTCCGAGAGCGCGGTCTGCGCGAGGTTGACGATCTCCTCGACGTCGCGGCCGCCGCCGTTGTAGCCGTACTGGACCATCTTCGTGCCCTGCTCGATGACGGTCCGCAGCCGAGCGTGCCCGGCAATGATGTTCGCGTAGTACCCGGCGTTCGCGGCGGTGGGGACGGCGTGAAGGAGCTCCTGGACGTAGGGGCCACCACCGACCTTGGTCAGGATGCCAGCGTCGACGAGGTTCGCGACGAGGGTGACGGCGTCGACGGGGAGCCCAGCGGCGTCCATCGCGGTGATCTCGTCGAACAGGATGGCGTGCCGCGGGTTGTAGAACGCGTCGCTGCCGAGGATCTCGGCGACCTCGTCGCGGGCGGTCCGGCTCATGAGCATCGCGCCGAGGACGGACTGCTCGGCGAGCATGTCGTGGGGCGGGGTCCGGTCGAACGCGCGCGGGTCGTCGGGGAACAGCGCGTCGTCGTGGAGGTCAAGCTGCATGCTGGTTCCTGCCCATCTGTTCGGCCTTGCACAGGCCGCACGGGAGCGCGCGGCGGTGCTCGGGGCACTTCTCGGATTCGGTCAGCCGCTTCGGCGCCGTGGACTCAGGGCCTTGCGGAGCCGCATGGCCGCTCTTGCGCTGAGCAGCGAGACGGAGTCGATCGAACTGCTTGCGAAGGGTCGGCAGGGACATGATGTTGGCGCGCCAGAACTCGTCCTGCTGGCACCAGTCGATGGCCTTGCGGATCTGCTCTTCGGTCAGCTTGTCGGTGTCGATCATCAGGCGAGCGGCATCGCGCCACTTTTTCGTGATGTTCGGTCGCTTCGATCCGTTCTTCTCGACCCAGTCCGCGAGGTGGTTGCAGACACGTTCGACGTCGTCGCGGGACGGCTTGCCCGTCTCCGACGAAGGAGCGTTAGCTTCTTCCTTTCCCTGTTCCCTGTTCCCTGTTCCCTGTTCCTTTCCGCCAGTGAGGTCTCCATGAGCACTCACTGAGTCCTCCGTGTTCCCCTCACGCTTTGAGGGTGAGGACTCATCACTGCTGGTAGAAGGCTGCGAGGATGAGGCAGGTGCAGGCGCGCCCACGATTTCGGTGGCCTGTTCGACCGGAGGGAACTTCGATCGGGTCGGACGGTTGATTTTCTGGTGCTCACGCCAGTTCGTGACCTGAATGAAGGAGCGCTCACCGACCTTGTAGCGAGTGATCAGTGAGGACTCACTGAGCCACTTCAAGTCGAGTTCGACGTCATGTGAGGTGCGGTCGTCCAGCGGCCAGATCGCCGCCTTGACGAGCCGGGCGTCATCGACGCAGCGGCCTTCGTCGTCGACGTGCGTCCACAGGCCGATGAACGTCAGGCGCGTCTCCACCTCGGGGAGGTCGGCGATCGTCAGGCTCGTGAAGAACTCGGGCTTGATCGTGCGGATGCGGGCCATCTACTCGACCCCGTCCTGCAAGTCGCGGTCGATCTCCCTCGCGATCATCCGGCTGAATGCCTCGTAGCGCCCCAACGATTCCTTGGCTGCCACGTCCACGCAGAGGTGGAGCTTCTCCAGTTCGAGCCGGATTACCTCCTCAGGGGGAACGCTTCCGTGCCTGTCAATGGCTTCGTCGAAGCACCGGACCAAGTGGGCCGCGATGCTGAACACGGCGTCGTTTTCGTTCAACTCTCCCCCTTCCGTCAGAGCGTTACATGACATCATAACATCATATCGTGATACGATATCACAATGCGAGGTAACATTACTGAAGCCGCCTGGGTGTGTGACCCCGTGTTGCGGCATACTGGGGCAATGACCACCGAGGAGCTCGCCGCTGCCGCCAAGAGATTCCGCAGCGCTGAACGGAGCCTGGAGCGATCCCGCGAGGAACTCATCGCGACCATCCGGGCCACGTTCGCCGAGCCCGACAACAAGCTCTCCAAGTCCGAGATCGCCCGCATGACCGGCTACACCCGGGAGCACGTGACGCGCATTCTCGCCGAGGACAAGTCCGCCTCCTAGCCCCTTCACGCGGCACCGCCTGCCCAAGGCAGGAACGGCCGGACCCGGATGACTGCGCCCGGCTTGTCGAGCGCGTCCGCGTCCCCGCTCCCGGCGTAGACCTTCGCGAGCCGCCCGTAGGCGACCACCCGGGAGTCGTCTTTCCACACGATCCCGGTCAGCGCGTCCTCAGTCGACCGGGCCAGCTTCGACAGGTCCGGGGCGACCGCGGGCGCTGACGGTGCGGTGACCTTCACCAGGTGCGCGTTCCGGCCCGTCCCGAAGTGCCCAGCCGGGCGCGCGAACGTAAACACCATGTCGGCGACCAGCGGCCCGTCCATGAGCTCGACCGGGCGGACCAGGACCGCGGCGTCGGCAACGCCCCGGCGCCACGGTTTGACGCGCTTGGACTGCTCGACGAGGACGGCGCGGTCGCGGCCGTCAGCCCCCTTGCGGTGGCCCACGTACCGTTTCGAGCCCTGCGCGGCGGGCTGGCCGTAGACGACGATGCGGATCTCACCCATGGCGGGGCTCCTTGATGTCGATGACGGGGATACCGGCCTGCTTCGCGAGCTTCCGGCAGTTGGCGGTGCCGTCGCCGCCTTCGAACACGAGGCAGTAGTTCGCGCCGAGCGAGACCATGTGCTTGTTGCGGATCGGGCCTGCGTTGGCGCCGTACAGGTCCCAGTCGGCGGGGTGGGGTTCGGTGTCCCAGCCGAGTGCCCCGGCTTCTTGGGCGGCGAGCTGGTCGAGGGACCGGTCCGGGTCGAACGACCCGTCCGGCCGGGTGCGTTTGCAGTCGCCGTGGACGAGGACGATCTCCTCCGGGGCCACGCCGTGGATGTACAGGTCCTGGAGGTGCGCCAAGGCGGCGGCGACCCGGTCCCGGTTCGTGTAGTCCCGGCCGCCGGTCGCGATCACCCGGATCAAAGGGTCAGCCACGGTCGGCCCCCTCTCCGATGCGGCAGCAGATGCCAAGCCGGTCGTAGTAGGCGGCGAGGTCGGCGCAGACGATGCACTGGTCGTCGTCGTTGTCGACGAGAGGCGCATCGGTGACGTCGCTGCCGCACAGTGCGGTGTCGAGGTCGTGCTCGCACACGTCGTGGGTGAGGTTGTCGTCGCTTGTATTGGCGGCGTGCGGATCGGGGGCGGTCTGAACGTCAGACACGGTGCACCTCGACGTCGAACAGGAAGGGCTGCTTGAGCCGCGCGTGCTTGGCGAGGTCGAAGTCCGGAGACTTGTACAGCTCCTCGACCTCGGTCCACGACTCCAGGAGGTAGACGGTCTCCTCGCCGCATCCTTGGCAGCGGACGGCGTAGTGGGTGCGGAGCTTCCGCTCCGGCTCGTACTCGGTTACGGCCTTGGGACGGATGCCCTCGGTGATCTTCGACCGCTGCACGAGCCGCCGCACTCGCCGCGCGGGCTGGAGCGTCAACCCGAACCGGGCCAGAAGCGGGCCCGTGTACAGGCACTTGGTGCAGGACTGGTCCAGGTGGAAGATGACCGGGGACTGCTCCCAACGGCCCCACTCGATGTCAGCCATGGCGCACGTCGGGGTCTTTCGTGCAGCACAGGCTGACGTCCTGGAAGTGCTCGTACAGGTCGACGCACACGACGCACAGGCGCGGTTCCTGGGACTGGTCGGTCCACGCGGAGCCGGTGATGTCGATGCCGCAGAACGCGGTACGCCAGTCGCACGAGCACGCGAAGTGCTCGGTCTCGACCGCGCGATAGTCGACGCACTGGTGGATGAACGACTCAACGGTCACCGGGCACCTCCTGGTTTGCCTGGTCCATGAGGACCCGCGCATGGCAGTGGTCGACCTCGCCCGGGCCGGGGAGTTCGCACGGGCACGCGAGGTCCCGCCCGGCGAGCTCGGCGCGGATCTGCTCGTCGCTCGGGTAGTTCGAGCCCAGGCGCATCGCCAGAAGCGCCGGACCGGGGTCGGTGGCGGTGGCGAGGACGATCCGGCGGACCGCGAGACCGAGCGCGAACTGCGCCGCGGCGGCCGCCCGGTCGGGGATGCCGGGCTCGCCGACCTTCCATGGGTTCCCGTAGCCGGAGGTGCGGTCGACGATCACCGCGTTGCCCTTCGACCAGTCCTTCTGGCGGAGACGGCGGATACGCTCAGGCATCGGTCGCCTCCTGGTAGTCGGTGCAGGCGGGCCACTTGGCGCGGCAGTCGGTCTGCTGGGAGTTCGCGACCCGCGGCGCGCCGACGAACGACCCGTTCTCGCGCCACTGGGCGGCGAGGACGCACTTGGGGACCCGCTTGTGTCGGTAGCCGTCGCCGATGGGCAGGTCGATGACCTGTCGGTGGCGGCAGGTACCGCACGTCCCTTCAGGGGCGAGGCGGATCAGCCGTGGCGCCGCGCCGACCCCCGACAGCGGATGCATGCCGGCATCGATGCGGGACTGCTGCTGCTCCGCGAGCGTGGCGGGCTTCTCCGTGACCGGGTCGATCCTTGGGCCGATCTCGATCAGGAGCGGTTCCTCGATGTAGGTCACTGGTCGCCTCCTGTACAGGCGGTGTAGATGCGGTAGGAGGTGTCGGCCTGCCGGACCATGGCCGCGAGCACGGCGTGCCCGGGGTTGTCTGCTGACGCCTGCCGGGCCGAGGCGGCAGCGGCGCGCAGGGCGTCGCCGAGCTGCTCCATCTGGCCCGCAAGCTGTCGGGCCTCGGCCCGGTAGTGGTTCGCGTCGGCCTGGTGGCGGGCACGCTCACGGCGCTCGGTCCGGGCCTCGTCAACGGCGGCGGTGCGTTCGGCTTCGAGCCGCCGGATCACCTCGACCGCCGCATCCGGGTCCTGCGCGACACACTGCATACAGGGCACGGCCTGAGCCACGAACTCGCTCATGCCGTCACCTGCTCCCGATACCGGTGGAGTGCCTGGCGGACCGCCGTGGGCTTTGCCCCGAACCGGTCCGCGATCACCTCGATCGAGTCGCCACCCTGGATCAGCCAGTGCAGGTCCTCCGGGAGCGGAAGCTTCCGCGCATGCCTCGGCTCGATCTCCAGACCCGCAGGTTCCGCGGCCGGATCATCGATCGTGTCCTCGTCCCACGCCAACGGTGGCGCCCAGCCTCGCCGGGCCGCGCCGATCCGTGCCCGCTGTGCACGCGACCGCTCAGCCCGGTTCGTTTCCGGCGGCGCCTCATCCCACATGTCGTCGTACAGGTCACGGACCGCCCGGGCGACACGGACGGTCACCCGGTTGCCGCTCAGGACGCTGTGCAGCGCCAGGTCGGAGACGCCAGCGCGCACCGCCAGGGGAGGGACAGGCCAGCCGAGCGTCCCCAGGGCCTGGAGACGCCGGCGTGCCCCGGTCCCGTCGATCCGGGTGCCGTCGGCCAGGGACGAGATGTCCAACCGGACCGACAAGAACGCAGCCGCGCGCTCGGGGCGCAGACGCTGTGTCGGGGGCCGACCCACCGACGGCGTCCCGTACAGCAACCGAGTGACCGCTGGCTGTGACACCCCGGCGAGTTCGGCGATGCGGCGGGCCCCGATGTTCGCGGCTTTGAGCGCGAGCACGTGCTCGCGGGCGGGTCGGGCATCAACCAGGGGAGCCCAGATCCCGTACGCCTTCATCTTGGTGACCATGCGGCCGTAGGCGCGCCATGCGTCTGCGCACTCGGGGTGGTCGCACCGGGTCTGGTAGCAGGAGATGCCGCGGCTACGCGCCATGGGGCACCCCCTGCTTGCGGGCTGCGGTCGCGGCGCGGCGTTCGGCGCGGCGGCGCTTCTCGCAGGCGATGCAGGAGCGCTTCCCCTGGCACCAGCGGGTGTTCTCGGGAGTGAACTGGTGGCCCCACTTGCAGTGGGTCTTCTGAGCGTTGAGGACGGCCTGCCCGAACGGTCCCCCCTGCGGCGGCCGGTACTCACGGTTCTGCCTGGCGGCGCGGCGCTCGGGCCGGGTCGTCCCGCCCCAGGTGCCCCACAGATTCAAGTCGGTAGCGGACTGGCGGCAGGCGTCCCTGACCGGGCAGCGCCCGCACAGCTCGATGGCAGCCTCGGTGGCGGTGTTCCCGTGCGGGAAGAAGATGTCCGGGTTCTTGACACCCCGGCACGCTGCCTGGAGGTGCCAGGCCGGGACGTGGGAGAGGAAGTCGCGCATGTTCACGACGCCACCTCCACGGCCCGACGGCCACCCTCGTCGTCAAGGAGCACCCAGCCCTCGACGGCAGCCACCGGCACCTCGGCAGGCTCCTGGATGCGGTGCAGCAGGAAACCCTCGGCGTACGCGATCTCCCGGTTCTGCTCAACCTGCCCGTGGCAGCGCGTGGTTCCAGATCCACACAGCACCAGCAGGTTCGAGGGCAGGTTCAACCGCTCGTCACGGGACCCGCCCATCCCGCGGGCAATCCGATGCTGCACCGACCAGTCCCGGCCCCGCTCCCCGCCGGCGACCGACCGGCCGCAGCGGGTGCACGACCAGCCGTCGCGCTCCAAGACCAGCGCCGCCGTTTCAGGGGACGGGCCCGTGTTCCGACGCTTCATGACTCCACTCCCGATTGCAAGAGAGCGAGTTCGGTCTTGTGCCACGACGAAGTGGAGCGCCCGACTTCAACGCGCTTCTCCAGGGCCTTCATGCGCCGGACGAGACTGCGCACCACCGCATCAGCGAGGTCCGCGGCTTCCCGCAGGTACATGGTCTCGACGACGGCCTTGTGCTTGCGGATGTCCATGGGCCCCTCGGCGGCGAGGAACGCCTTCGAATATGCGAGGTCGAATGCCGCTCGTTTCGTCGTAGCGTCGAGGTCGGCCTGCTCCAGTTGCTCCACGCAGCGCCACAGGTCCAGGGAGAGCTTCCCGAGCTTCTCGGTGATCTGGGCGGCGTTCGTCGGAGCAGTCATCGCTCCACCTCCGCCCGGTGCTCGGCGACGTGCGCCATCGCCCACCCATGTGTCTCCTTCAGAGACCCGGTCACCTTCCCGATCTCGTGGAAAGACCGTCCGCCGAGCTCGGCGGGGCGCAGCGGGCAGTCGGCGTACCAGAAACGCCCAACCTTGTAGACCTGCATCCGGGCCCCGGCGGCGGACGTGACCGCCGGGGCTGCGGTCAAGAACGGCATCACGGCGAGACCTCCTCGACAATCTCGGCGTCGACAGGCTCGGTGGGCTTACGCGCCGCGGCCTTGCGGATGGCGGCGCCCTTGGCTTCGAACTCGGCGCGGAGCTCGTCGGTGAGCGCGCCAGCGTTCCCCGCCTCCTCCCACAGGTCAGTGAGCGCGGGGATCGTGGTGACCGCGAGCAGCAGCGACGAGTAGTCCGGGCCCGCGGCGATAGCGACCCGCGAACGCGCGTCGATCGCCTCAGCCCGGCGGGTCGCCGCGAGCTCGGGAACCTTCCCCGACAGCAGCTCGGCCGGCGTGAACTCGGCGATGTCCAAGACCGGGACGGCGAAGTTGAACGTCTTCCCGCCGCGGGTGACGGTCCGCTGGTCGAGGATCAGCTTCCCGGGAATCAACCCGTTCGCCGCGGCCAGGATCGCCGCGACCGAGGGGAGTTCGACCGCGGCGTAGAACGAGCCGGTGTCGACCCGCCACACACCGATCCCGGGGACCTCTTCGAGGAGGACGTTGACGCGGGTGTGCATCTTGCAGTCCCGCTCCTGCGGGTCGGGGTCGCACATGCACGGGTTCCCCGAGATCCGCTCGGTCTGTCCGTCGCACCGGCGCAGGCACCCGCCCTTGGACCACATCTCCAGCCACTGCGACTGGGCCGGGTCCTGCGGGGGCACCATGACCGGGACCTCTGTGGAGGTGGTGATGACCTGCCACTGCGCGTTGCCCTTGAGCGGCTGCCACGGCTCGACCTTCCCGCCGTACAGTTCGGCGACTTTCTCGATGAGGTCGCGGCGCGGTGAGGTGAAGCGGAGCGTGTCGAGCTTCGCGGGCCGCTGCCCACCGCTGGAGGTGGCGACCTTGACGCCGAGGCGGATGCGGCCGACCTCGGTCTGCTGCTGCTGGAGTCCGATGATCACTTCGTGGTCTCCTTCGTCTTCGGGAGGGACGCGGGACGCGACAGCACGTCCCCGAGCGGCGCGGCCGCGCGTTCGGCCATGCGCAGGGTGTGGATGAACGCGGCCTGGTTGAGCGGGTTGATGTGGGCCTCGCGCATCTTCACGCCGCCCTCGGACTCGGGCCGGATGTGGAGGATCAGACCCGAATCGACTGCCGGGGTGTCGATCTCGGAGCCGTCGGGCATGACCGCGGTCTCGCACAGCGAGTAGCCGTTGACCTGCCAGCCCTGCTCGAAGGACACGGACTTCGAGGTCTTCTTGTCGACCAGGAGGACCTTGCCCCGCAGGTGCTCCAGGGCCTTCGGGAGCACCGAGTCGGCCTCGAACACCATGAGGTTGTCGAGCGTCCCGGCCATACCCCACTTGCGTGAGACCACGGTCATCTCCGTGGCGAGGACGGTGGGCTTCGCCTGGTCGAACCAGTTCACGTACGCCTCGAAGAACGGGGCCGCGTCCTCGTCCACGGCGCCGCCGGGGCCATGGAGTTCACGGTGCTCGGCGGCTTCGTGGAGCTTCGTGCCGCGGGCGCCAGCGGCGTCGCGGTAGTCGTTGTGCCGGTTCGCGAGCCAGGTGCGGACGCAGGTGCGGCACATGCCGCATGCGTCCTCGCCGGTGGTATTGCAGGACGGCGTGTCGGCGGCGGAGAAGACCCGCTCGGCGTTGTCCAGTGCGGCGTCGGCGGCCATGCCTGCGGCCCAGTCGGTCAGGTAATTCTTGGCGATGTGCGACAGGACGGTGGTGACGGAGATGAACCGCTCGCCGGTGTTGAGGACGTAGTAGCGGGCGCCGTCGAAGTCGGTCTCGGAGAAGATCGGATCGCTCATGCCGCACCGCCGGGGAGGTACATGGCGACCAGGTCGGCCATGCCCATGTCGTCCAGGCGCGCGCCCTCGGCGACGAGGTCGGTGACCCGGTCAGCGATCCGGGCGATCTCCCCGAACCCGAGGTCGTCCAGGTAGCCCTCCCGGGCCGCCCACCGCTCCACGAACATGGTCGCGAGGCCGGGCGCGCGCATCGCGTCGACGGCCGCCGCGGCAGCCTCGTCACTGTCGTACGCGCCGATCGCGACCAGGATGTGCACGAGTGCCTCGGTGGCCTTGGAGTACTCGCGGGCCGCGTCGCCGTGCGCGTTCCCGGTCTCCTCGTACGCCTCGCGGGCGGTCAGGTACGGCGGGATGAGGCGGCGCAGCTCCAGCGACAGGCCGGTCTCGTCGTCCATCACGGCCTGGTGCGCGTCGAGCCAGTCCGCGCGGACCTGGTCCAGCGCGGTCGGGCGGGCCAGGTCGACGTTGAGCGTGACCATGCCCTCGGTGTAGGAGCGGGAATCGAACGGCTTGGCTTTCAGGGTGTCGGTCATGGCCTACGCCTCCCGCTCAGCGAACGGCGAGACCAGGCGCATCTCAAGGCCCTCACCCTCGATGCAGGACCGGATGACTGAGCGGACGGACGAATGCATGTCGCCGTTCTCGTCGACCAGGGCCAGCGCCGCGGCCGAAGGGACGCTGTTCGGGTGGAGCGGGCTTTCCTCGCGGGCGGCTTCAGCGACATCCAGGAACCGCATGGGCGAGTCCATGAGCTTGAGCAGAGCGACGTAGGTGGTCATCACCAGGGGCTCCGGCTGGGTCGTGCCGTCGCGGAGAAGCACTTCTCGGATGGTGTTCTTGTCGGTCATCGTGTTACCTCTCAAGGTGTTGGCGGGGCCGCGGCGAGCAGCAGCACGACCCCGCACAGGTGTCAAGTTCGGGGAAGGTCCGTGCCCGCATGGCGGGCGTTGAACCGGTCAAGGCGACGCGTGAAACCCGCCTCCGAGGCGAGGTCACGGGCGATCGCCCGCAGCGTCATCTCGTCCGTGTCAGGAGGCTCGATGTCCAAACGGTCACCGAACTCGCGGAGCTGATCGACGGCATCCTCGACCGCCTCACGGGCGACATCAAGGTCATCGGAGAGCCGGTCGATACGGCGGCGGTACACCCAGGCCGTCACCAGCCAGGCGATCCCAGCCGCGGTGATGATCGCGACCAGCGCGAGAGCAGCGAGGAGGATCATCGGGACCTCCGGTGCGACCGGGCCGTGCGAATCGGGACGGTCGGCGGGTCCTCGACCTCGACACGCTCCGGGCTCCATAGCGCGTTGTTCACGACCACGACGAGGGCGAACAGCACCACGGCGGCGATGACGGAGTTGAAGACGATCTCGAAGGGAGCCATCAGACGCTCCCGTCCCGGCGCGAGCGCCTGCGGATCTGGTACGCCTCACGGCCGTCCTCCACCGCCGCCGTCGCATCCTCCAAGCGGAGTCCGCCGACCAGGCCCCGGCCCGTCTTCAGCAGACGATCCAGCGACTCGATCGCCCGGCCCATCGCCTCCACCGCGCCCGGGTCACCCTCCATCTCACGGGCGTCCCACACCGTCAAGTGCGTACGCGCCGCGGACGCGAGGCTCCGGATCTCGTCCAGGGCCGCACGGTGCTCCCCGGTCAGGGACTCGTCCAGGTCCCGGACCCGGGCGATCGGCATCGTGTCGTCGTTCACCGCGACACCTCCAGGTAGTCACAGGGGGTCCCGGCAGCCGGGAACGACACCTGGTCGACCTCGGCGCCCTCGCCCTGGAGGTCACCGAGCATCGGCGCGAGATGCGGCCCACATGAGCAGCGCAGCGCGCCGCCCTTGGTGGTGACCCAGTACAGGCCGTTCGAGACGCACGCTTTCGGCTGCGGCGGCGCGGAGGCCTGGGGCTTGTGGGGGAGATGCAGCACCATCACGCACCGCCCCACGTCTGCTCCGCGATGTCAGCGGCGATCGCGAGGTCCGCCATCGACGTCCACCAGTCGTGGTAGGCCACCGACCGGAACTTCAGTACCGGCCCCCTCATGTAGCTCAGGGACGCCCGACGAGCAGCCCAGTAGTGGACCGGGTACAGGTCCGGGCGGCGCAGGCAGTCAGAGCATCGGATGTCGGCGCGCGGTGTCCCCGTGACACCCCAGGTTTTGCCGCAGTGCTTGCAGGTCTCCATCACGCACCACCGGTCTGCGACGCGGCGTGGATCTCGGCGAGCGCGCGGCGGCCGTTCATCTCGACGCGGGCGGACTCGATCACATCGGTTCCGACCGGGTCGATCATGGCCTTCCGCAGTTCCTCGGCCTCGTGAGCCAGGTTCTCCGCGACGAGGCGACCCCACTCGTACGGAGTCCGGTCCTCGAACGCCGTCCTGTCCGCGGCCAAGCCCCGTTCCAGGTTGTCGAGCGACTGGCGCAAGAGGCGCAGGGAGGTGAGCGCCTTCGAGCGCACCACCTCCCACTCGGCGTCGGCGTGCGTGGCCCCCGAGTCGTCGAGCTTGAAGCCGCGGAGGGCCGCCTGGCGGCGGAGCGCACGCTCCCGGTGGTGGTCCGGAGAACAGGTGCCCCGGTAGCGCGCTCGGTCCGTGCAGCCCGGGATCTCGCAGGTGGGCCGCGACGGGGCCGCCTCTTGCAGGACCTCGGTAGCCCCGGTACGGTTGTTGTTCATGGACTTCCTCTTCCACTAGATCTGGTTGTCCGGAGGGCCGCGCGTGAACTGGGCAAACAGTTCGCGAGATCGCGGCCCTCTTTTCTTGTGTCGTAGCGGCGGTGGGGATCGAACCCACGACCTCCCGGGTATGAGCCGGATGCGCTACCAACTGCGCTAAGCCGCATCGGGGGATTTGATGGGCCGACCCCTCACCCCTCAGAAGAGGCCGGCCCCGTGCCCGTCCGTACCACCCCCGGAAACAGACGGGACGTCTCTACGCGGCCTTGACGTGCTCTGTCTCGGCCGCCTGCGCGGCCAGTCGCTTCCGCTCTTGCCAGCGGGCAAGCGCGCGCTCGAACCCCGGACGGAAGATTTCGATGATCCGGTTCTGATCGGCTGCCGGCATTTCACAGAACCGCGGCGGCCCCGGATTCGGTACGGGCCTAGGGGCTGGCGGCGCACCTCCGGGTCGATCGCCCTCATAACGCATGCTCGGCCTCGCTCTCGATGTGCAGCAGGACACCGGGTTGCAGATCCGGCTTGAGGTCGTCCAGGGGAACCATGACCCGCTTGAGGTCCTCGTCGACGAGGCGGCCGTATCGGCCTGTCTGCTGTCGACGGGTGATCGTCTTGCGGTGAACCCCGAGGATGTCGGCCGCGACGCTGGCGAGGATGCAGTCCTGATCTTCGACCTTGTAGCGGCGGATCTTGGCCGGAAGTGTTCCGTTCACGGAACAACTATATCTACGTGTTCTCTGTCCAGGACATCATCCTTTTGGGTGATGTTCCATCATCCGAACAGTCGATTCATGTTCCGTGTGCGGGACAGCATCATTAAAGGATGCGAATCCGGCAACGACCTCAAGCCACACGATATCGGGAATCAGTGTTTCGTCCGCGAAACAAACCCTCGACCTACCAGCGCAGACATGCGAAACGGGAATACGCTCCTCGTATGTCCCGCAGGGAAGACACTCGAACGCCACGACAGCGCTTCACAGCTCTCGTGCAAGCCGAGCTCGACCTCCGCATGCAGGAACATGGCTGGACCGTCAGCGACTTCATCAGGGAGTCGCGGACTCCTAGGGTGACCATCTACGAGTGGCTGAAGACCGACTCGGAGCGGATGCCGAAAGTCGAGTCCGTGAAGCGGTATGCCGAAAGTCTGGGCATCCCGTTCGAGCCCTACGCCGAGGCGCTCGGGTGGACCGAGGCGCTGGGGTCGCCGCCGCAAGACCTCGAAGGGTTCATCCGGCGCGTCCGTGGGATCGCGGATCACCCGAAGACGTCCGCAGAGCGTCGCAGAGTCCTTGAAGCGCGGATCGAGGCAGCCGAGGCGGCGCTGAAGGCCGCACGGGACATGGAGAAATCGGCGGAATCCCTACTGCGGGAAGCGCTTGGGGAGTCCGAGGATGCCGAACGATAGCTGTCGCGTCCCTGACAAAATGTTGCATCCATCAAGTTGGATGTGGTAACCGAATGGATGAGGTGTAGATCACTACATGTGGCTACACTGGGTAATCCGGCACTGACTGACCCCCAATGAACCCAGTCACGTCCACCTGCCACGGGGTACCCACCATGACAGCACCCTCCAGACGAGTCACCATCTCGATCTCCGTCCCGTCCATCGTCCACCTCGGCATCGGCGCCGCACTCGGTATCACCGCCGTCACCGCCTTCGTCATCTACTTCAATGTTCCCCACGCCGCCGTCTACCGTTCCGTTTTCGGCGTATGCGGCGTCGTCGCCACCTTCGCCGTCATGACCTACTGGCTCTGGTGCGTCATGCAGCGACTTCGCGCCGACCACGACGACCTCGGCGACACCATCGCCGAGAGCATGGCCGAAGCCGCAGCGCGCGAGGACCGGCTCCTTGCCGTCCTCCAAGAATTCGGGGCCCAGGTCGACGAGAACACCGGCGCCATCAAGAAACTCGCTGACGGTATCGCCGCATGCACCGGCGCCGTCGAGGCACTCCAGGACACCTACTTCGAGGAAGGGCGGGCGCTCGTGCTGCCGGCAGACGAGCTCGACATCGAAGAGGACAAGGAGGGCCGCCGCGAAGAAGCCTTAGCCGCCTAGGGAAGGAACGGCCCCGCTCCTCGGGGGGCGGGGCCGTTCTCTGCTATGCGAACGCCGCCGGCTCAATGACCACCCGGGTCGGATCGAACTTCTTTCCTCGCTGCTTGCGCGGATAGATCGTGATCGACTTCGTGTAGATGCGCACCAGCTCACGCCTCCCCCCAAGAGGAGTCTCATCCCACGCCTCCCGGAGCAACTCCAGGAGCTCTTGTCCTTCGGCGCCTGAGTCTTCGACCATGCGGGCGAACTCCAGGGCCAGAGCTCTGCCGACGCTCAACCCTGCCGCCGCTTCCTCCTCAAGCCGCTTGATCTCCGGCTCCCACGACGCCTCCAGGGCTGCCACCCGGTCGAACTTGTACCCGGGCTCGCGCGCCTCGACCTTGGCCCACATCTCCTCCAACTCCGCCTGCAACCGCCGCGCCTCCGCCAGCGCCGCCGCGCGCTTCTCGCCCGCATCCGCTGTCAAGGACCGGATAAAGTCCAGGTCGCACATGCGACGGAGGATGTAGCCGATGACGTAATCATCGACCCAGTCCATCCGGATCGCGAGGTTGTGAGTGGACCCGCGACCATCCGGCGCACCGGTCTCGTCCACACCAGCGCACGACAGGTTCTTGCGCCCGCGGGGCCCCTGCGCCACGGTCCACGACCCGCACACCCCGCATCCCGCGTAGCCCGTCAACAGGTATGTGCGCGCATTCGAGCGTTTCGCGCGATGCTCCAGGATCTCCTGGGCCGCCCACCAAATGTCCTCCCTGATCGTGCCGTCCCAGTTCCCCTCGATCAGTTCGCCAGTGTCGGGGTCACGGATCTTCCCGATATGCGTCGGGCTCAGCAGGATTCGCCGGACTGCGTCCGCCCTCCACAGGTTCCCGAACGCCGTCCGGTAGCCCTGTTCGCCCTCCTCCGGGTGCAGGATGCGGCGGTTCATCTCGATCGCGATCCTAGTGGGCTTCTCACCGGACACGAGGAGCGTGAACATGTCCAACAACTGGGCCTGTTGCTCCTCGACCGGTTTCTGCGTCTCCATCTTCCCGGAAGCGGGGTCGTAGACTCGCCTCCACCCGAACGGCGGATGTCCGTGCGGTCGGCCCTTCTGGCGGGCCCTCTTGTTGCCCCGCTTGACGTTCTCGGAGATCACGTCCGCTTGCGAATGCGCCTCGACGCCCTCTTGGACAAGAATCTTCCAGTCCCGGGAGTTCGCCGGGTCATAGGTGCGGCCGTGCGTGATCAGGTGCACCAGCATCCTCTGGTCGCGAAGCAGCCCCAGGAAACCGATCCAGTCCAGCAGCTCCCGGCTGCCGCGCGAGGCATCCCACAAGATGATGAGCCGGTACTTGCCCGCGCCCACATCAGCCAAGAGCCGTTCCCAATCGTCACGGGACTTTCTGGCGTGCCCGGACGCGGAGGCGTTGTTGTCGCAGTAGACCTCGATCAGGTTTACGCCGAGATCGTTGCCGGTGGCGTCGATCTCGACGCTCTGGCTTTCGACTGACCGGCCACCTTGGGAGGTTCCGGCGGCATCGTCGAAGGAGGCGCGGGCGTAGCCGCATGCGGGGCAACCACGTAGGTCGAACATCACTTGATCATACACTTTTCACGCGCATCCAGTGAGCTGGAGGCGTGTTTATAGTGCATATGAATCTGCTGGTAGTTGGGGCAGGAGCAGAGAACCGCCGCCCGGCGATGCCGGGCGGCGGTCTTGTTTCCAGCCCACACGGGGTTGGTACCCGAGGACCACTCTCCTCCGTGTTATCGATCCCAGACATCCCCCAAACGGCCACCCGACTTGTCTGATTAGAGGGCAAAAAAGGAGCGACCCGACGGACTGACCCCCAAGCCGTACGCCGGGCCGCTCTGCCCACTCGGCGAGCGGGCGAATAGGGGAGAGGTGTTGCCTACCCCATCAAGATTGACTTCAAAGTCCCCCACAAGAGTGAGAGCCCCGGCCGCCACCAGCGCGGTCGGGGCCGAGGGGGGTGGGCCGCCGCGACTGCCCCGAAGCGGCGGCCCACCGAAGGGCGGGACCGGAGAGTGCAACCCCTGGCCCGCAGGGGGAGGGCTAGGGGCCCTCGTACCGCCAGACGACGCCAGCCAGGCCGCCTGGAGGCCGCGGCGCGTCAGGGCGCCGCGGGAGTGGGTCAGATCGAGTCGGGACCCGGGCGCGTCCCCGCGCCGGGCGGCGGCGAGCCTGCTCCTGCTCGCTGGCGAGGACGAGGACCGCCTGCGCGACCGTCCACGCCCGGCACGGCACCATCTCGCCGCACTCGCGGCACCGCGAGGTGCCCTCGCGGGCGTCGTGTCGGCGCTGGTCACGTTCGGCGCGGCGGGTGGTCGCGGGCAGGATAAGGGTCATACCGACGCCGTGGATGCTCGGCGGGCGATCTCGGCGGCGAGGACGTCGGGGTCCAAGCCCCGGTAGTCCCGCTGGAGGTACAAGCCCGCGCTCGAAGACAGGGCAACCAGCGATTCCGGGTGGACGTCGGTCCGGTACACGTACGTGATGGACTCCCCGGAGGACGGGTCGGTGGCGGTGCGCGGGTCGAGCGTCATCCCGCCGAACTCGAAGGCGCTCATCGGACCCGGCTCCTCGCGTGGTTGGTCATCGCGTAGTGGATTTGGCGGTCGATGACCTCGATTTGGTAGTTGTCGATGGTCATGCGCGCGGGGCGGTTCCACTTGACGATGTACTGGTCGCGCTCGGTGTCGAGGGCGACCGACCCGAACTTCTTACGCGCGCCGTGGTCGGGGGTGAACCAGAGCTCCCCGGCGGTGTCGCCGGTGGGCTCCAGGGTGATCGTCCCCATCCACACGCCCCACGAGCTGATGGCGTCTTGCCCTGGGGGGCTGTCGGTGTCTACGCTGTTCATGTGCGTCACAGAGCTAGCTCCTCTGGTTGACGTGGGGCGGGACGCCGGAAGATGCCTTGTCGAACCGGCGCCCCGCCGCTTACTGTTCAGCGCTTCGCGGCGCCTCCCATATCTCGACGGTATGACGGGCAACACCTGTGGGGGAAGAGAACACGGGCTGCCCGTCTTGGACTGTCCACGGCGGTCGGCCAAATCTGGACATGTCCATGACGGTCATGCCACACTGACCCCATGCCTGAACAACCGACACTGGCCCGTCGAGCGCTCGGCCTGGCCTTCAAACGTCTCCGCATCGAACACCGCATGTCCCCTCAGGAGGCCGGCGCAATCATCGGCGTCAGCCGCCAGACTTTCGGCCGCCTCGAAGACGGCGAGCGGCCCACGAGCTATCTAGAGGTCAAGGAGCTGTGCGAGCAGTTCGGAGTCTCCGCCGAGGAGAAATCCCGACTCTGCGACCTCGCCAACCGCGGGCAGGAGAAAGGCTGGTGGGAGCCGTACTTCGACAAGGGGCGCGGCACCACGACTGCCCCGAAGACTCCGCTCTTCCTCGAATCCGAGCAGACCGCGAACCGTATCTGGGGCATCGAGACCGAGGTGCTCCCCGGGCCGACGCAGACCATGGAGTACCTGCGCTGCATCCAGGATGCGGGCCTGCCGATCTCAGAGGAGGACAGCGCAGCCGCCCAAGGGTTGAGGGCGCACCGCCAGCAGGCGCTTGACGAGCGCACCGACTTCCCGGAGTTCGAATTCATCATCGGGTTCGCCGCGATGCACTACCTCCAGCAGCTGCCCGGCCCGGTCCGAGACGGGCAGATGGAGCGACTCCACGCGATGGCGGCGAGGCCCAACGTCACCATTCGCGTCCTCAAGCGGCTGCATGCGGCGACCGCCAATTCGTTTACCGTGGTCGCCGGTTCCGAGATCCCGCCATTCGTGTTCCTGGACGCCGTGGACGGCTGTCGCTATGTCGATGACCCGGACGTAGTGTCTCTGTACGAGCGGACGTTCGTTGCCGCTCGGGACAATGCAGAGATCATCTAGGAGCAGAGCATGCCAGGCAGATGGCGCAAATCCACCCGGAGTCAGGGGACCGCGGACTCGAACTGCGTCGAGGCCCGTACCGCCGCGGGGGGTTTCCAGGTTCGCGATTCGAAGCTCGGCACTGAGTCGCCGGTGTTCGATTTGCGGACTGAGGAGTTCAGCAGCTTGTTGCGCGCCGCCCAGCGCTGACGTTGACGGGCCCACCGACGACGCAGACTGGACGACGCTGACAAGGCATCAGAACCCAGCGTAGCGGCCCTTCCCGGCATTGGGGAGGGCCGCTCATTCGTGTCAGGCCACGGGCCAGGTCTGCCAGCCGATCCACGACCGTGACGGCGTCGGCCCCTCCTGCCCCTGATACCGCGACCCCGCAGCCCCAGACCCATACGGGTGCTGAGCCGGCGACGACAACCCGAACAGGCACAGCTGCCCGATCTTCATGCCCGGCCACAGCGTGATGGGCAGGTTCGCGACGTTCGAGAGCTCCAGGGTGACGTGCCCGGAGAAGCCCGGGTCGATGAACCCGGCGGTGGAGTGGGTGAGCAGGCCCAGGCGCCCGAGGCTGGACTTGCCTTCGAGGCGGGCGGCGAGGTCGTCGGGGAGGGAGATGACCTCCAGGGTCGAGGCGAGCACGAACTCGCTCGGGTGGAGCACGAACGGCTCGTCGTCAGCGACCTCCACGGGCGAGGTCAGCTCGTCCTGCTGCCGGGAGGGGTCGATGTGCGTGTACTTCTGGTTGTTGAACACCCGGAAGCGGCGGTCGAGGCGCACGTCGATGCTGGAGGGCTGCACGAGCACCTCGTCGAACGGGTCGATGCCGAGGCGGCCCGACTTGACGGCATCGAGGAGCTCGTGGTCGGCGAGGATCATCGGGAGTCCTTTCTGGGTCGGCCGCGCTTGCGTTCGGGCACGCCGCCGGCGCGTTCGATGATGCGGATGCGGTCGCGGCTGAGGCCGGTGGCTTCGATGATGACGGGCTGCGGCATGCCTTCCTCTGCGGCGGTGACGATGGCTCGGTCGCGGGCGCGGATGGCTGCCGTGGCGGCTTGTTGGGCTTCCTCTGCGGTGATGGAGAGGCGTGTGAGTTCGTCTGGGTCCATGCCCCCATTATATTGCCTTGGTCTGTCGTCAATATCATCCGTTCGGAGGATGTTAATTGCCTTCCATGGTCGTCATAATAGATGCATACCCCCGAGAGGAGCCCCGAAATGAACGTCACCGCCGGAACCGCCACCAGTACCGCCACCGAGGCCGGGCGCGACATCCACATCACCCTCACCATCGACGGCGTCGTCAAGGAGCACACCTACAGCGAAGCGCGTCCCGTCGAGTCGGCAAGGTCCCTCGCAAGCGCCGCCCGGTTCGTCACCAACTTCAAGTGGGCTACCAAGACTGTGTGGGGGATCGTCTCCGACGACAGCGACCGCGTCGTCCTGACGCTGGTCACCGAGGACGAGCTCGCCGACGACGATGTGGAGGATCCGGCCGTCGAGGAGCCGGCCACGGTCGAACTGTCGCTCGCCATCGCCGCCCGCGTCGCCGACTGGGCCAGCGATCGGGACATGAGCCTCGCCGACGCCGTCGACTGGCTCCTCACCACCGCCCTCGACCACTAGGACCCAGGGCCCCGGGCAACTGGGGCCCGCCCGAGAGGAACCTCATGAGCTACGTCATCGTCGACATCGACGGCACCATCGCCCTCAAGGGTGACAGGGACCCGTTCCACTACCACCTTGCCGACGCCGACCTCCCGAACTGGCCGGTCATCAGGACCGTCCAGGCTCTCCACGACGCGGGCAACCGCATCGTCTTCTTCTCCGGGCGGGAGAACGTCGACTTCGAGACCGACGACGACTACAAGGCGCACGGTCGGAACGGCACCTGCCACGACCTCACCGTCGCACGGCGACTTCTGACCAACCGAAGGCCTCGCTCAACCGGGGCCCACCCAACCCGAGAGGACAACACATGGGCAAGAACATCGCCGCGGTCGGCGACGGCAACACCGTGAACATCGGTGCGGTCGGCGACGGATCGAAGGGCAAGGTCGTCGTCAACCACAAGAAGGACGACAAGCCGAAGGACCAGGCCGACCGGCCGAAGGGCCGCCACGCCAAGTAGACCGGCCCGGGGGTACTCGCCGGGTGAGTACCCCCCCGGAGGCCCGAGACTGGCCCGGGCCACAACCCCAAGGAGCAACATGACCGAAGACCGCCACCTCTACCTCCTCACTGTCGACATCGCGGTGATCGTCCCCATCATCTACACGCCCCGCGAGGACGACAGCGACCTGGAAGTCCTCCTCGTCCGGCGCGGCAAGCCCCCGTTCGAGGGCGCGTACGTCCTCCCCGGCGGGCACCTCGAACCCGACGACGAGTCCCTGGAGGACGCCGCCTGCCGCGAACTCCGCGAGGAGACCGCCGCACTCGCGAATCCCAGCAACCTCGTCCTCATCGGCACCTACTCCGCGGTCGACCGCGACCCGCGGGGCCGCGTCATCACCGCCGCCTACCTCGCCCCGCACGCAGCCGTCCCGCCGTTCCACGAGGGGCCGGTACACGGGCTCGTGGCCGGCTCCGACGCCACGGAGGCCCGGTTCGTGAACGTCGCCGAGGCGCGCGCGACCGGCCTCGGATTCGACCACGACACGATCCTCACCGCCGCCGTGGCCGCCTACCGCACCCGCGCGGCGGCCTAACCACCCTGCGGCCCGGGGCTCACGTCCCGGGCCGCCAACACCCCGGGAGACCAGCATGCCGACCACGACCGACGAGCTCCGATCCCAGATCGCCTCGCTCCGTGAGACCACCCGCCACGCCGACCAGAAAGCCTCGCTCCTCCTCCTCGCGCCGGGCGGTGCGCTGGCTGCGTCCGGGCTCCTCGCCGGGCTCGCCGGGGAGGCCCGGACCCTCGGGGCGTGGGCGCTGATCCTCGCGGTCGCCATGGCCGCACCGATCGGTGCCGCGCTCCTGCCCCGCCGCCCCCGCGGACTCCAGCGCCGCCAGTCCCGCGCCGCGATCATCGCCGCCGCGCAGCAGCGTGCCGCTGGGGGTGCGACCGCCGAGGCGGGGTATGCCGCGGAGGTGCGGCGGCTCCAGGCGATCCTCGCCGCCAAATGGGGCTGGATCGAGGTCGCGATCCTCCTCGGCGCGCTCGCGCTCATCACCGCCGCCGCGGCCGTCATCTCCGCCACGAGCTGAACGCGCGATCCGAGGCTCCGTCCGTCCGGGCGGGGCCTTCGTCGTGCCCGGTGGACAGCGTCCATGGACCGGGGTGGACACCCGCTGCACCGTATGTCAGACTGTATGGCGACAGTCGCCATATAGCATGGCGCGGCCTTCGTTGGCCGATACGACAACAGCCCCACCCGAGCGGCGCTCCGGCAGGGCTGCGACCACCGATTGGATTGGCCCCAAGCGATGGCACCTCCCACCCTACTTGAGCAGTGGACCGGCGTCCCTTTCAGCGATCCCGTACAGGCCGTGCTCTTCGGCGCCGGGGCCGTCGTCGCCGTCGCGCTCCTCGTCGGCATCGTCAAGGCCGCCAAAGCGCTCTGGAACGCAACCCGCGACCTCAGCCGCCCCTCCGCGCGCCGCACCATCTTCATGGCCGTCGGTGTCGTCGCCCTCGCCGCGACCGTCATGTCCAACAAGGGCATCCGGGGCGCGCTCCACAAGGTCGGCTACGACGCGACGATCGAGAAGGTCTGCGCCTTCGTCATGTTCGAGGTCTTCATGGCGATCTCGGCGGGCCTGTCCTACCGGCAGCGCATGAAGCACCCCGGGAAGTTCGACCCCTACCGTTACTTGACCTTCGGGCTCGCGACGCTCATGGCCGCGGCCTCCTGGTGGGGCGAGGGCTCCTGGTTCGCCGCAATCCCCGCCTACGTGGCCGCGCTCGCCTGGGAGATCGCCCTCGCCGCCGAGCAGGCCCACGAGCACGGCGACAGCGCCGCCCGCTCGTGGCTCACCCGCATGTTCCTGCGGGCCGCGGTCGCCCTGCGCCTGTGGACTCCGACCGAGGAGGACACGAACGAGCTCGACCGGCAGCGGCGCATCACCCGGTACGTGCGCTGCGTCCACCGCCTCCACAACGCCGAGCCCGGCAAGACCCGCTGGCGCGGGCTGCGCCGCCCGCTCCGCGAGGCCCTGGAAGAGAAGCAGCAGGAACTCATGGACGGCCTCGACGCCCGCGGCCTGTGGGACCAGGACACCGAGGAGGAGGTTGAGCGGCGCCTGTACCGCCGGTTCACCGCCGTCGAGCGCACCGCCCCGGAGTTCATCCGGCACCAGATCGAGCAGCGCACCGCCCCGGCGCCCGCCGAAGCTGCGCCGACGGCCGCGGTCGCGAAGCCGGTAGCCCCGGAGTTCCTCCGCCTGCCCGCGCTCCCCGCGGCGCCCGTACTGCCTGCCGTACCGGCGGCGCCGCGGAAGCCCCGCCGGGCCGCCGGGAAGATCTCGCCCGCCGACTTCGAGGCGGCGTTCAAGCGCCTGTATCTCGCGCTCGGCAAGCGGCCCTCGGTCCGCCAGCTCGGCGACGCGGCGCCCCTCGGGGACGACGGCGCGCCGCTGTGGAGCAAGTCGACCGCGCACAAGTGGATGACCGACGAGCGCACCGATCTCGCGGCGCTCGAAGCTGAGGCGCTCGCCGAAGCGGCGGCCGATCTGGAAGGAGCGTCCGCGTGACGCAGGACAGGACACCGCAGCGGGATGCGGACATGGACGGGTTCTGGACGCCGTACGCGGACGCGCGCCCGTCCGCCGTCCACGCGGACGCGGCCGGGTGGCGTCCGGTCGTCATCGAGGGCGGACGCGGACACGCGGACGAGCCCCAGGAGGACACCTCGACGGCGGACGCGGGCCCGGACGGTGCAGTGGACGCGGACGGATTCGACGCCGCCGTGGACGAGGTGCTCGCGTTCATGGCACCGACCGCAGCCGAGCCCGCCCCGGCACCCGAACCCGAGCCGGAGGCCCCTGCCGCCGTCGAACCCGCGGCGCCCGTTGAGGTCCCTGCGGCTCCCGCGCCGGAGCCCGTGAGCGCCCCGCAGGCGCCGCCGGAGGCCGTCGTGGAGCCCGACTCCACACTCCGCACTCCACACCCGGAGAACGCCCCTGCGGGAGCGGCGGATGCAGGTCAGGACCGTACCGAGGCCCCCGAAACGCCACACTCCACACCCGCGGCGGCGGCCCAAGTGTGGAGTTGGCGGCGCGCCGTCGCCTGGCTCAACGTCTACGAGATCGTCGACCAGCCGCTCGCGCCGGTGCGCGCGGTCTACCACGCCGCATGGGACTCCGTCGCCGCCCGCACCGGGTTCGACCGGGCCACCGAGATCGCGCTCGTCTGCGGCGTCGGCGTCCCCCTGTCCATCGCCGCCCGCGTCCTCGACCGCACCGGACACACCAAGTGGCGGCTTGTCGGGACGTCCGCGACCGCGCTCCTGTGGACGCTCGCCGCCCTGACCGGTCCCGTGGACGCGTCCACGCTCGCCTGGTGGACGGTCCTGGGCTACTGGGTGTCCACCGTCATCGTCATCCCCGCCGTCATCAAAGCCACCGAGTAAGGACACCGTCCATGGACATCATCACCGGACACCTCAACCTGACCGTCCTGGGCATCGCGCTCGCGATCTTCGTCGTCTACGGGCTCATCCTCCCGTGGCGGGACAGAGGCAAGTTCGTTCACGCGACCCTCAAGTACGCCCCGAAGGTCCAGTGCCTCGCACTCACCGCCGTCGGCTACGGCGCCACGTCGTTCACCGGGACCGTCGCCGACTGGTTCAACGACGGCCGCGCCTGGCTCCTGGAGCGGGTGACCGAAGGAGCCAACTGGGCGCTGGGCGGCGTCGGAGTCCTCGCCGTCGCCGTTGCCGCGGTGTTCCTCCTCGCCGACTACATCGCCCCCGGCGGCCTGGAGCCGAACTCCGGGAAGCCCAGCGGGCACCTGCTCATGTGGATCGTCTCGGTCCTGGTCTACCCGCTGCTGAACATCGCGCTCGGCTCGATCTCGCTGTTCAGCCTCTGCACGGTGTTCGTCGCGATGTGGTTCATCAACGTCAAGTTCCGCACCAAGAAGGGCGGCAAGCGCGAGACCGCCGACGCCAGTTCCTAACCGACCCAATCTGAAAGGAGAACACCATGGTCACTTTGCTCGTCGTCGGCGCCATCGCCTGGGTGCTGGCCGGCGCCGTCGAAGACGCCGTCCGCGCAGGCCGCGGACAGGAGCCCCGGTCTGAGCGCCGCGGCCTGCGCGGCTACCTCGACGACCGGTGGCAGGCCCTTGCCGACCACCACCACGCCGTCAAAGCCTCCGGGCTGCTCACCGCCGCCGACGCGCGCGCCGCCCGCAAGCACCTGGCCCGCACGAAGGCCCTCAAGCTCGCGGGCCTCGCGACCGACGAGGACGTCGCCCGCGCCCGCAAGGAGCACGAATACCGGCTCGGGCTGATCGACCAGGGCATCGACCCCGACACGATGCCGCCGCTGTTCCCGCCGCGCGGCGAGAACGGGCGACCGGTGCCGTGGGAGGCGCCTGCGGAGGAGCCGCTCGCCGAGCCGCCCTCGGTCCTCCCCGAGCCCGTCCCCACCGTCGACGACCACTTCGACTCGAACGCGGACCTCATGGACGACACCAGCGTCCCCGACACGATCCCCGACCCGTGGGTCCGGGCTGAGCCCTGGTCCCCATACGCACCGACCGACAACACCGACACCAAGGAGAACCTCACCATGACCACCGGAGAGATCACCGGCCCCGCCGCCGTCAAGACCTTCCACGACCAGCTCAAGACCGTCATGGACACCGCCGCCGCCATGGCGGACACCCTCACCGCCCGCGCCGGCGAGATCGGCGAACGGATCAACGAGGTCCGGTCCAACATCAACGCCACCGAGACCGCCGCCGCCGACATGCGCCGCCTCGACATGCCCGCGGCCGCCGCGGCCGCCGGCGCGCTCGCCGAGATCCAGTCCACCATCGTCGACACCCTCGTCACGCTCTCCGAAGCGCACGACATCGCCGCCGCGGCCCTCACCGACCAGTCCGCCGCCGCCCAGACGCACCTGGCCGCGATCCTCGCCGCGCACGACGCGCAGCTGGTCGTCAAGGACACCCGCGACGGCGTCGGCCGCGAGAACCTCGCGCGCGACGAGTACTCCGACAACGCCCAGTAAACCCACTGACAGGGGCGGCCGGGTGACCGGCCGCCCCGACCCCTAGCCCGAGGAGCGGACGTGACCGACACCCTGACCCGGCCCGACCAGGCCACACCCGCGCCGCCCGGGCGTGGGCTCCCGCTCAAGACGGGTATCGCCGTCTACGCCGCGGCGTTCCCGCTGTGGGGACTCCAATCCGCCGCTGGGCACTTCCCAGCGTTCATCGCCATCGGCCTCGCCGCCGGTGTCGCGGCCCTCGTCATCCGCTCCCGCACCGCGGCCGGGCGCCGCCCCGCGCTCGCCGCTGTCGCCACCGCCGCCGTCTGGGCTGGGCTGTTCGCCGTCCTCGGGTGGTCGTGGCTCCTCACCGCCGTCTGGGCCACCGCCATCGGCGCGTTCTGGCCCGCCTGGCAGCGCACCCGGACCACCATCGCAGAAGAGGAGACCGAGGAGGACAGCGGCGCCTCGCTCGCTGCGGCGGCCGCGGTACTCGACGACTGGACCGAGTACGTCGCCGCCGACGGGCCCCTCAAAGGCACCGTCCTCGCGCTCGTCAGAACCAACGGGCTCGTCCACGACTTCAACGTCCTCTTCGTCCGCGGCAAGCACACCTACAGCCAGCTCACCGCCCAGAAAGCGCAGATCGCCTCCGCGCTCGACGTCCCCGAGGAGAACATCACCATCACCCGCGGACGCACCGCCGCCTCCGGGAAGCTCACCGTCATCACCGGCGCCGCCGAACGCCCCCCGGCCATGTACCCCGGGCCCAGCTTCGACCCCGAGACCGGGCTGGTGACGTTCGGGCTCTACGACGCCGACCGCGCCCCCGCCTCCCTGTCGGTCGTCGACGACAACGGCGCGTTCGGGGTCCTGTTCTCCGGGGACGTCGGCACCGGCAAATCCGCGTGCATGGAACAGGTCGGGCTCTCCCTCCTCGCATCCGGGTACTTCGTGGGCCTGTACGTCGACCCGCAAGGCGGCATGTCCTCCCCGGCACTCGCGAAAGCCAGCAAGTGGACCGCCCGCTCCGTGCAGGAGGCCGCCGAGCTCGTCCGCTCGCTCCCGCGCTGGCGGCGCCTGCGCCAGATCACGTTCCGGAAGATGGGCCGCAACGGCTACAAGCTTTCCAAGAAGCACCCTGTGCTCGTGCTGTTCATGGACGAGGTCCACGAGATCATCAACGGGCTCTCGCCGGAGGACCAGAAGACCCTGGTGGACATGGTCAAGACCCTCCGGAAGGTCGGCGGGATCTTCCTCGTCGGCACCCAGAATGTCGGCCTTCCCGCATTCGGCGGTAACAACGACCTGCGGGCGCAGTTCATGTCCCGCAACGTCGTCTACTTCTACTCCTCGTCCAAGCAGCAGGGCCGCCTGTCCGGCAACAACGAGTTCGACCCGAGTACCCTCCCCTCCGGCACCCCCGGGTTCGGGTACGTGAAGGAGCTGCGCGTCAAGGGCAAGTTGATCACCCGCGCCGCCCCCATCAGGGCGTTCTGGCTCGGGCACGAAGACGACTTCGACGGCATGAATCCAGGTCTGGCATGGCTCGAACACCTCGAAGCGACCTGCGAATTCGCCGACCTCCCCGTCGAGGAGGTTGGTGCGCTCGGTGCCGCATTCGCCCGTCGCGACCAGGATCGCGCCGAGGCCGACGAGAACGACGAGGCGTTCCTCGCCGCCTGCACTGCGGCGGGCAGCGGCCAGATGGACCCCGCGGGCCTCGACGAGTTCGACCAGGCCGCGAAGAAGGACGCCAAGAAGACCGCCGTTGATGCGCTGCCGTCGCTGCGTCTCGGCGGCCCCGACGAGGAAGCCCCGGCCGAGGAGTACCCCGAGAAAACCCAGGCCGTGCTCCTCGCGCTCCGCGCCGGGGCGTGGCGGACCGCCGAGATCATCCCGCACGCCGCCCACTACCAGATCGAGGTCTCCACATCCCTCGTCGAGCAGCGGCTGCGGCAGTTCGTCGCCGACGGTACCGCCGTGCGCGTCGGCACCGGCCATTACCACGCCGTCGGTTTCGAGGCGAACTGCGGGCACCCCCAGTGCAGGGGCTGACATGGCCCGCGGGACCAGCTATCGTGATCCCAACCGCCCCACCTACATACCGGAAGGCCACCGTGGAACACCCGCTGCTGATGACCACCGCCGAGCTGCGGTGTCTGCGGGAGTCACTGGGGATGACCGTCCGGGACCTCGCGCTCGCCATCGGCTGGCATGAGCGGAACGTCCACCGCTGGGAGAGCGGCGATTCCGCCGTCACCCGGGCCGCGGCGGACGCGCTGAATGACCTGGTTGCGTTCACCGACCGCCTGGTCGACCAGCTCGCCGAGGCACACCCCGCCGGGTCGACCATCACCGTCTACCCGGACGGGAAGGCCTCGCTCCCCGACGAGCTGGCCGCGTACGGCGACCGCAGGCTCTCTGCGGCGTGGTACCGGGCTGCGGCATGGAGAGCGGCGGACCGCACCGGCGCCCGCATCGCCTACGCCGTCCCCCGCACGGACGAGAGCGGCGCCTGATCGGGCCATGGCGCCCGCACCGCCCGCGGCCGTAGGCTCACGGGGCCGGGCCGCCGGGGGGCCAGTTACCACCAGGGCGGCCCGGCCTCAGACACGACGAAGCGCCCCGCCACGAAGGCGGGGCGCGAAGTTGTAGCGACCTTACACGTTCAGCAGGTTGCCGCTCGGCTCATTCCATACCGTGCGGCGGATGATCTCGAACAGTGACTCCCACCCAGGGGTGTGCGCTCCGACGCAGTGCAGGGCGGTGCGTACTGCATTCAGAGCGACCTGGAGGGCGTCCCGGTCAGTGTCCGCGTCGACAGCCATGGAGAACTCGAACGTTCGCTTCCCGGTGTCCATACCCAGGTCGGCGTCGATGACGTCGGACAGGTCGAAGAGCGCGTCGGCGAGGGGTTCGAACATGTCTTCCATCTGACCTCTTGAAGCACCGCGGGCGATTACTTCGAGGTCGATGTAGAAGCGGGTGGTCATGTTGCCTCCTCCCAGCAGGGTTGTCTCAGGAACCATTTTCGAAGATTCAGTTCGTAATTAGGGTCAGAAGGGGAAATATGAATCGTTTTCTGATGTAGCTTGCACGGACAGAACGCCCGATAGTATCTCTTATCTCGCTTTACCCGCCATCCGTGCGTTTCAAGCCACTGGATGAGGGTTTCGAGTTCCTTCTTCGGATGTCTCGGCCGTTCGGGCAAGTCGCTCCTCTCATCGTTGAGCGGTGGCGCAGGGGTGTTGCCTCTTATGTTTCACGGTACCGGTGTATCACCTCCGGCGCTACCACCGAAACGCACAAAGACACCACCCAATCGGTTGTATTCGCCCAGGTGGTAGCCGTGTTGCAGAAGTGCAATCGAGAGTTAGTTCAACCGACCAGATTTAGTACAGGTGCGTCGGAGGACTCATCGTGAGGTGCGCCGAGCACATCGGGGCCTTCGCTCCCAAGCGCGACGCAACGCCCCCGCCGCTCACATGAGCGGCGGGGGCATCTGCTTGCGCTGGCGGGTCTACTTGAGGCTGGTCACCAGGTAGGCGAGGACCTCCTCGCCCGTCTCCGGGTCGGTGAGCCTGCGCGGCGGCGCGGCCGTGGCCTCAGCGGAGGCGTAGGTCGGCATCTTCGCCGACCAGAACACCACGATCCGGACCCACGTCGGGAGGTGGGGCTCGACGAGGCGGAGGAGGCCGTACCAGAGGGCGCCGCCGAGGGTGGCGAGGCCGTTGATGAGCGCGTTCTGGGTGTCGGGGTCGACGCCGAAACCGTAGGCCGCGAGCCATGTCAGGGCGTAGCCGACGCCGATCGGGACGTAGGTGCGGACGAGGGAGTGGCCCCGGTTCGCGAGGTCGGTCTGGGTGATGTCGGTGGCGGGCAGGGACATGATCGACTCCTTGTAAATTCGTACACGTGTTGCAAGATGAGATCTACGCACTGATCCGCGACCACACAGTTCCGGGCACGACGCTCTACTGGTGGTCACGGGAGTACGGGACGTGGGGGAAGCTAGCCGACGCGATCGTGAAGATCGGCGCTCTCGATGACGGCCGCTGGTGGGTGTGGCACTACCGGCACAGCGTGTCCGGGCCCGACCGAGCCGAGCTGTACTGGACGAAAGACGACGCGTGGGCGGTCGCGGAGGCAGTCATGGCCGAAGCCGCGCCGCGGCTCGCTGCGGCCGGGTACCGGCCGTGGGAGCTGTGGTGACCTACTCCTCGGCGACGCAGATGACGGCCTCGACCGGCGGCCCGTCGAGCGTGAGCAGGGTCCGGGCCTCGAACGCGTAACCGTCGGGGCAGCTCGGGGGGAGGGGGTGCTCGCGCATGAACGACTCGACCGCGCCGGCGACCTCCTCGGCCGTCGGCGCCCGGCCCGCCTCACCCTGCGGCCCCGGCGGACCAGTGGGCCCGGCCGGGCCCGGGGCCCCGTCGGCGCCGTCGGCCCCATCGGCCCCGGCGGCGGGCGGATGCTCGGTCAGGTACGCCGCGACCGCGACCGCGACCTGCTCGGGGGTGGGCCCTGGCGGGTAGTCCCGAAGGTACTCCGCGACCGCCGCGGCGATCTCCGCGGCCGAGGGCCCCTCCGCGGTGACGGGGTGATCGGAGAGGTACGCGGCGACTGCGGCGTACACCTGCGCGTCCGACGGGCCCGGCCCCGGCGGGCCAGACGGTCCCGGCGGGATCTCAACGTCCGGGTCCTCGATCAGCTCGTCCGGGGCCGGAGCCACCGGCGTCTCGCCGCGCTCCTCCGCCGCGGACTGCTCGACCGCGAGCGCCTCGGCAAGCGCATCGATCTGCGCGCCCTGCCGCTGGTCGGCGATGAACATCCACGCCGCGGTCAGGACCGCAAGGAGGATCCCCGCGAGCGAGATGACGACGCGGCGGCGCGGCACCCTAGTGCTCATGGGCCCTGCTCCCGCAGTCTCGCGGCCTCCGCAGCGTGCGCGGCCGCCACACGCGCCTGCTCCGCGGCGAGATCGAGCGCCTTGCGGCGCTCCTCGTTCGCCTTGTCGAGCAGGTCCTGGAGGCGTTCGGCGCGCTGCTCGGCCCGGTCTGCGCGAAGCTCGGCGTCGTCGATCTCCTTGCCGAACTCCTTGCGGTCGTCGCGCATGGCCTTGAGGAGCCAGCCGATGACGTAGGCAAGGATGCCGAGGACGCCAGCGGCGGCGCCGCCGCCGACGAGGGGACCGAGGTCGGCCACACGCTAGCCCGCCTTGATCCCGTTCAGCGAACCGCCCGCGAAGGTCATCTTCTCCGGGAGCTTGACCGGGTTGGCCTTGAGGTAGGCCGCGACGGCGGCGGCGATCTGCGCTTCGGTAACCTGGCCGCCGAACACCTTCTCCTGGAGGGACTTCGCGGTCCACGCGGTCACGGACTTGCCGTTGAACTTCGCGGGGTCACCGCCGTTGCGCTTGTACCAGGAGAGGATCGCCGCGGCCATCTCGTCGCCGAACTTCTCATCGACGCCGTACTTCGGGAGCTTCTCGCCAGCGGAGATGAGCATCCGCTGCCAGTAGCCGACCTCCGGGCCGGAATCGCCGTGCTTGGGGAGCATGATGCCTCCATCGATGGTGTTGGTGTCGAGGAGCCCCCACGGGCTCTGGTCGTCGTAGGGTCCGGTCGAGTGCCCGTCGGGACCTTCGCCGGTGGAGAAGTGGGCGTGCTTGTCGTGCGGGTTCGAGCCTGTGTAGGCGACCCACTTCCAGCCGTTCTTGCGAGAGCAGATGCGGCGATTGAAGATCATGTACTTCAGCGCGCGCGGCGGATTCCGCCGCAAGAACTCGGTGATGGCGGCCATGTCGGCACCGCCCGCGGGGTCGTGGGTGCCGTCGAAGGCGCACACCACCCCGGCGTCGTTCTCGTTGTGGTCCGAGTCGGACGCGGCGTGGGCGGCGTCGCCGATCGTGCCGTCGCTTCGCTTGGACCGGTTCGGGGCGATGGTGTTGAGCTCGTTGCGGAAGACGACGAGGGACTTCGCAAGCCTCCAGGCCATGTTCACCTCCTATGACTATGCGCCTCGCTTGGCACATGCACTAATCTGAGAGGGATGAGAGGAGCGCTCGCATGGGTGCTGCAAGCGGAAGATCCGGGCCCGACCCGAAGCCGATCAAAGACCGGGTCCTGGCGGGCATCAAGATCGACGACAACGGGTGCTGGATATGGCAGAAGTACATCCGCCCCAACGGATACGGACAGATCGGAGTCCTGAAGGGTCGGTCCTTCTACGTGCATCGGGTCGCCTATGAGGAGTGGGTGGGGCCGATCCCTGAAGGGCTTCAGATCGACCACCTGTGCAGGGTTCGCGCCTGCTGCAATCCCGAGCACCTGGAGCCGGTCACGTTGAAGGTGAACGTCCTCCGCAGCGAGAACTTCGCCGCAACGTACGCGAAGGCAACCCACTGCTCTCAGGGCCACGAATTCACTCCGGAGAACACCTACATCAGACCGGGTCGTGGCGGCCGCGACTGCAACGAATGCCGCCGCCAGATCGTGCACAAGGCCCAGCAGAAACGCGCCAAGCTGCAAGAGGGCGTGGCCGTCGCGGACCGCGTAGTGATCGGCCAGGTGACGAAGACCCACTGCAAGAACGGGCACGAGTACACCGAGGAGAACATCTACGTCGACCCGCGCGGGAACCGGCAGTGCCGCGAGTGCCGACGCGACTCGGTCCGCCGAAGCCAGGCCAAGAAGAAGGCCGAACGGGAAGCCGGTAAGGCCGCCTAGCGGCCCTCGGCGTCCGGGGTGGTCTGGCGGACCTCTAGGCCTGCATCGGCGTCGAAGACGTGCCAGTCGTGGGGATCGGCCATCGGAGCCTCCAATGTGCTCGTAGGGTCAGGGCATGAGCGAGCAGGCGCCCGTGCAGGTCAGGACAGCCCGGTCTATCGGGGGTGTGCTGGAAGTCCTCGGAGTCGTCGTCGCGGCCGTCGGCGTGTTCGGTGGCCTCGTGCTCATCGCGAACGCCGGCGTCCTCGAAGGCGTCACCACCGGACTGGCCGGGGTCGTTGCCGGGGCCGTGGTGTACGGGATCGGCGTCGTGCTCGACACGCTCGCGGCGATCCTGCTGGAAACGTGGGAGCAGGGCGGCGACTAGCCAGCCGGGGGTTCGAGCGCGTCGACACGGTCCGTGAGCGCCGCGAGCTGCTCGGTAAGCGCCGTGATCTGCGCCTGCTGCTGCTGCACCACCGGCACGAGCGCCGCGGTGAGGCGGTCGTAGCGGATCGAGATCGGCAGGCCCTCGGAGTCGTACTCCACGAACTGGGCCAGGCCGAGTGCGTCCAGCTCCTCGGCGACGAACCCCACCTCGCGCGGCGCATCCGGAGGCGGGTCGACGGGTTCCCCGGCGTGGCATTCGCCGTCGGGGTGCTGGGCGTGCATCCACTCCGGGCACTGCCGGGCCGTCTGGCCCGGCAGCCACGTCCTCGGCCGCAGCCCGAGGACCGCCGCCGGGTCGACGACGAGGTCCTGGATGTCGTGCTTGACTCGCTCGGTCGAGGCCACCCACGTGATCTGCCCGGTCGTCGTATCCATCCTGACGTTTGCAGTACCAGACCCGGACTGGGGTTGGAGAAACGTCCCGGTGCCGCCGCCTAGGGCCGCCTGGCCGGTCCCGACGATGAACGCGTGGCCCGCCGCATCCACATCGAAATCCCCGTCGGCGGTGATGCTGACATGTCCGCCATCATCAGCGATCACATCGATGTCACCACCACTCGGGGTCCAGATGAGGATCCGGCTGGGCCCGGTAGTGGATTCGCCGCCGATGATGGCGATGTCCCCGCCGTGGTGGGACTGGAGACGGAGCTCATCCCCGTGCGTGTGGATGCCGGTCCGGACGGCGTCAGAGGTAAAGACGTCGACCGCGCCGGAAGCGTCCGCACCGGGTGTCTGGCCGAAGATGACGTACCGTTTGCCGTTCTCGTACTTGGCGCGGAAGACATCCCGGCCCTGGGAGTCGTCGTCGGCTTGGACTTGGAGGCCGTGCCCGGCGGGGAGCCCGTCGCTCTCATAGAACAGGGGTCCGAAGAACGCTGCGGGCCGCCCTGACGGGTAGGCGGCGGCGATGCGGCCGCCGAGGACGATGATGGAGCCGCCGTTGACAGTGAAGTCTCCGTCGGAGATCGTCGTGGCCTGCGCCGATCGGGCGGTGTAGAGCGCGTTGATGCGACGCTCATGGTCGTTGAGGATCTGCCGGATGCCGTCGTTGGAGCCCGCATCGGAGAACAACATCACGCCTCCTCAAGGGTCGGGTCGGCGACGAGCGAGGTCTTCCACGTACCCGCGGCGGGGTTGATCGACCAGGCGGTCATGCGCCGCTCCCCGACCAGGCGCAGATCGGTCGGGTCCATCGCCGATGGGGCCGGGTGGGCGGCGGATTCGAGCCGGTACGACACCTGATCGCCCAGGACCGCATCGACACCGAGCCGCGGGTAGCCGTCAATCGCGGCCTCCACATCGATCGTGGAAGCGCCGTCCGCCATCCGCACCGCCTCCGAGGCCGCATACTCCTGCACGAGATCAGTGGTGTTGATGTTGTTCCCGCCGGTCACCACAGCTTCCACGATCGGCACACCGCCGGCGAGCTCTGCCGTGTTGATCACGGGAGTGGACACGGGCTGGGAGTCGCCCTGCCCCGGGCCCAGCCCGGTGGTGTGGTTCGCGTACGCGCCCTCAGCGAACGAGGCGAGCTCCTCGTAGTCAACAACGCTGCCGGCGTCGCCGGTCTCGAACATCGCCGCGGGGGTCCCGGACACGCGCCCGATCCGGCGGGCGATCCGCAGGATCTTCGTGATGGTGGTCTGGCGGGCGTCGGCCCAGTCGAGGTACACCTCGAACTCCAGGCCGCCCACGCACAGGTCCCTGATGGCGTCGTAGACCGTCTGCCGGTCGGTCGCCGTGTAGGTGATGGTGACGGGATCGCCGGTGAGGGACACGTCGTACTCCAGGTGGAGTCCTTGCCCGAGACCGTCGATGTCCTCGGCCTGCTGCGCGAGCGCGAGCGCGACCAGGGACCGGTCCGTGTCGGTGTGGGTGACGTCTTGGCGGACGCGGCGCTTGAGCAGGTACGACTCCGGGGTGTTGCACGAGGCCCGGTAGCCCTTCGAGCCCTTGCGGGGGTTGACCGGGAGGCCCATCCACAGGGGCAGGTCGTTGATGACCGCGACGAGGGCGCCGGTGCGACCGTCCATGCACGCGTCGATGATCTGCACCGGCACGTACCCGGGGCCGCCGCGCGCGACCGGGACGCCCACCTCGGTTGAGGCGTATGCGGAGAGGATCCGCTGCGGCTCGCCGGTGATGTCGGGGAGCTCGGCGATGATCCGCCCGGTGGAGCGGTCGACACCGAGCCAGGTGACGTGGTCGCGGACCGCGGCGGTGGCGAACGCCGGCGGCGGGACCGGTGTCGGGGTGTCCCCGCCGGAGGGGCCGATCCAGGTGCGGTAGATGTGCCACACCTGTGGGGGGCCCAGCAGCCACGCCGAATACCACACCCGGAAGCCCTCGACCGAGTTGACGGTCTCGGGGAGGAGGGCGGCGCGGTACAGCTGGTCGTGCTCGCCGGGCTGCTCCCGGGGGATGACCGTGGACCCGGAGTTGGTGAACGTCAGCCCGTCGGAGGAGACGACGAGGAGGAGGTCGCCGTCCCTGCCGGAGAGGTCCTGGGTGCAGTCGGTCAGCAGCCCCACGTATCCGTCATCGACGCGGATGAGCCCGAGGTGCCATGGTTCCTTGCCCGGCTGCATGGCCCCCATGGAGACCCCGACCGGGTCCGCCCACGCGTCCGTGAGCGCCGCGCCGCCTTGGACGCGGACGGCCTGGTTCGGGGAGGGCACGATGTCGACCGCCCACATGACCCACGCCCCGGCCTCGCGCAGCACGCATGGCGACAGGAGCCGCCGCACCGACTGGCTGGAGCTGTAGAACAGGGTTTTCGGTGCCCACCCGATCCCGTCAGCGCTGGTGGAGAAGTACAGCTTCTCCTCGGCGCCGGTCGCGGCGGGGTCGTAGGTGCGCCACACCAGGGTGAACACGCCGTCGTAGTAGCGCAGGTCCACATCAGAGTTGTAGGCGCCCGGAGACCCGGGCTGGTTGTCGATCGGGTTGACCAGGCCGGGCGGGACAACCCAGGTGACGCCGTCGTTGGAGGCGGCGATGCACGGGTCCTCGTGCTCGTCGTCCCCGCCCGCGTACGGGGTGAACGCCATCCAGTACGTGAACCCGGCGACCGGAGCATCGAGTTTCACGACCGACGGGTGGGTGGCCTCGCCGGTGCCGTCGGGGGTGGGGATCGCGACACGCGACCCCACCGGCCCCGAGATCGTGGTCGGGTCAGGGAGCGCCACCGTCTAGTCCTGGATGTAGTCGACGGTCAGGAAGTGCCGCTGGTTCGCGTTGGCGTTCACCGAGATGTTCCCGGCCCCGGCCTGAAGCTGGCAGGTCCCGACGAACGTCTTGCTGCCGGTCGACACTGCGGTGTACTCGTCGTACAACGTCACCGGGTAGTCGACGGTGGCGGCGTCGCAGGTCAGGTTTGCGAGGTCGCGCTGGGTTCCGGAGACGTTGGTCTCCCGGATCCGGAACCGCGCCCTATCGCCCGCCACCGTCGACGACCCGTTCGTCTTCCACTTGATGGCGTACGTCTTCCCCGCCACTAGGGACGCGGTGACGGAGTTGATGACGGTCTCGGCCGTGAAACTTGAAGAGTTGGTGTCCCGGATGGTGCGGGCGATGCGGCGCATCGCGTTGAACGACGTGAAACTGGCGAGGGACTGCCAGGCGGCGCCGTCCCACACCTCCAGGGTGTCGGTGTCCTGGCGCCACACCATCATGCCCTCGAACAGGCCCTCGCTCGGTCGCTCCGCGGTGGTGCGGACGGGGAGGATGCCCGGCCCGTCGGCGAACTGCGACCTGGTGGCGACGCTCGGCGCCGGGGAGCCGCCCGCGGGGACGAGGATCGTCCCCAGTCGCCACGAGTTGTCGGTCACCAGCGGCGCCGACGGGGAACCCGCCGGGGTCCCGGGCACGTACACGACCTGGGCGCGGCGCTGGGTGCCGCCGTCCTCGTCCTCGTCCTGCACCTGGAGGTCGAACCCGTCGATCCTCGGGTTGGTGCCGTCTGCGGGGTTCAGGGCCGCCGAGACCCCGTCGTAGTAGACGCGGTACGCCCCCGATGTGGAGGTCTCACGGGGGTAGACGACCGCGGTCCCGGCGGGGATGCTGTAGTTGGTGCCCGCGACCGAGATCGGGTCGGTCGAGTGGGGCCGCACCCCCTGGCGGGCGCCGAGCCGGTCGGCGGAGGCGGGGTGGAGGTTGAACGCGTCCAGGCGGCGCAGGTCCAGCGCCGAGTAGGCGGGGACCGCGGTGTAGACGTCGGCGGTCCCGGTGGACGCGAACACCATGATGGTGCCGCCGGGGGTGGCGGACACCTGGAACGTGTTCGTGGTCTGGTTGCGCACGTAGTACTCTGCGCCCGCTACGAGTACGCCGACCGCGCCTGAGGCGATCGTTTTGAACTCGACGACCGTGCCGTTCGCGAGGCCGTGCGCGGCGAGGGTGAACGTCCCGCTGGTGGCGATGGTCGCGGACCCGACGAGCGTCGTCCCGCCCGTGTTGATCCATCCAGGCACGTTAGTCACAGAGCACCCCACAATTCGAGACGTGAAGGGAAAGAAGAAGAAACGGTGGGGCTACCACCAGGCGGACCGGTACGAGACCGTCAACTGGGAGTCGGCGTCGTACTCACCGGACAGGAACCGGAGCGTGTTCGTCCCCGGCAGCAGCGGATACGGGTCCAGATCCCACGTCGCGTTGCCCCTCTGGTTGGAGGACGCGAGGCCGTTGAGGAGCGCGAGGCGCCGCGTGGAGTCGATCTCCAGCCACTGGCCCGCCGCAAGCGTGATGAAGAACCGGACCGACTGCACTGACCCGTCCGGGCGGCGCAGGATCAGCCGCGGCTCGACCGCGGGCCCGTCGATCCGGACCGTCATCCCCGCATCCGCGGTCCCGGAGTTGACCAGGTCGAGGAACCCGCCGTTGAGGACGCCGGGGACCGTGAACGGGACTGTCAGGCCGCCGCGGAAGGTGGAACCGGCGGTGAGCTGCGCGGACCCGTTGACCGTCCACGTCTTCCCGGTCGCGTCCGCGAACGAGGCGGCCCCCACGGTCTGGTTCGTGAAGTCGGGGTTGGCGACGATCGTGCCGCCGATGACGCTGCGCACCCGCGCCCCGCGGATCACGCCGGTGAACCGGTCTGCCGTGCCGCCCGTGTGCGCGCCCACCTCCAGCAGCGCCGACCCCGAGAACACCGACGTGGTGCCCGCGGTCGTCTGCTGGTCGAACTGGATCCACGGACCGGTGTCGGTGAGCCGGTAGGAGAATGTCATGGTCTTGCCGCCCGCGCCGTTGTTGACGTCCAGCGAACCCCTGACGCCGGCTGCGGTCACTGGGACGGGCGTCGCTGAAGAGACGATCGTCCGTCCCGCGCTCGTCCCGTCGGTCGACCACACGACCTGGAGCTGGCCCGTGGACGACAGCCACAACGCGTACGACCGCTGGTTGCCCGTGCCGGAGTATTTGCTGACCAGAGCCTGGGTGGCGCCGGACGCCCAGACCGCGGGGTCGAGATCGCTTTCCAGCTCGAAGTCCCCGGTAATGTCCAGAGCCGCAGTGTCAGGTGCGGAGGCGTAGGCGCCGGACGCGCCGGTCAGCCGCAGCCGCGTCGACGCCGGAGCCGCCGAAAGCACCAGCCCGCCCTGCTGCAACGGCAGGCCCGTCGCCTGGGTGGTCAGGGTCCCGGAGTAGATGCGCGGGTCCGCGGCCACGAACGCCGTAGAGGCGTACACATACCCCAGGCCGATCGTCGCCAGGTCCGGCTCCACGCCTCTGGTACGTCCGAACAGCACATACTCGTCGGGGTCGTCCTTGAGCCGGAACCGGAGCTCGATGTCCTCACCGGTGGCGCCGACCGCCACAAACGCCGCCTGCATGTCCTGGATCGCGGCCCGCGTGGACGGCACATCCCGGTCGGCGCCGTTGGCGATCACCCTGATCGGGACGACCCGGGCGTCCATCCACTCTGCGCCAACCCAGGAGCCGTGCGTGTATGGACGGTCCCCGCCCTGCGGAGCCCTGACCGACGTAATGAACGGGTTGAACGCCGACTGGGTGTCGAACCGGGTGCCCGCTCCCATGAGCAGGTTCCGGCCGGTCCCGACCAGTTGCACCTGGTCCTCAGCGAGCGCCATCAGACCGCCTCATGCCAGGACATCTCGTCCATGACCTGCCGGTAGGAGAACATCTCAGTGTGGGCCTGCACGATGACCTCCTGGTGTTCGACGACCGTCGTCCCCGCACCGCGAGGCGTTGCCCCCGCGGCAGCGGTGTCGGTGGCGCCGGAGGCGATCGCGACCGGGCGGGCCCCGCGCCACTGCCGGCCTCCGGCGGCGACGAGCTCAGCGCCGTACCAGGACGCGGCCTCTTCGAGGATCGCCATCGACCTGCCGTAGTCGCCGCGTTTGGGGATGAACGCCTCGCCGCCGGTCTCGGGCTCGGCGAACGCATACAGTGCGGGGGCAGAGGTGTTGGAGTAGATGCCGGCGTCGCGGAGGTACCCGGAGCGGGCGTGGGTGGTGATACCGCCCCACCGGCGGATCTCCGATGCCCTGCCGCCGAACTCCCCGGTCGCGATCTGGTTGAGCATCGTGACCGTGATGGTGACGTTCTTCCCAGTCAGGGAGTTGATGACGTCCTGCATGTTGTGCAGGCCGTCCTCGGCGGCACCCGTGCCCTGGAGGATGCCCGCGGCGATCTCGTCGCCGACCTGGTCGCCGCGGTGTCCCCACAGTTCCACGACCTCCTGGAGCTCCTCGTCGGTCATCTCCCGCATGAGCGCGACCATCTCCGCGCCCTCGGGGCCCATGGCGGCGAGCTCATCGATCATCGTCGCGGGGACCCGCTCGGCGAGGTACTCCATGTTGTCGGCCCATTCCTGCTGGGCCTCGACCTGCTGGCGGAGCGAGTCGATGAACGCCTCTTTGGTCATCTCTTGGCCTTCTTCGAGGCCGTCGAGCGCGGTCTGGTACGCGCCGATCAGGTCGACGAATGCTGTCGCCCCCTCGGACCAGGCGTCGAGCATCGTCTGCACAGCTTCGGCGGAGGTCTCGCCGGTCACCCCGAACTGGTTCGCGAGGTAGTCCATCTGGATCAGGTACGGATCGACCATCGCGGCCGACTGCTCCTCGGCAATCGCCGCGGCTTCCTCCCCAGCGACTTCTACCGCGGCCAGGTACTCGGGGTAGAGCGCTTTTACCTCTTCGAGGGTCATGCCGTGCTGGACCGCGGCGGCGCTGAGCTGCGCGAAGATCCTGGCTGCGGCTTCACCGTTGCCGCTGGAGGCCATTGATGCGAGCGCGTCGTCGACGGCCTGGATCTTCTTCTCGGAGTCCTCCATCTTGTTCTCGAACAAGTCGATGGGGTCCAGTCTGGAGCCGAAGTTCCGGAAGTCCTGGTCGCCGGCGTAGGCCATGGCCTCGCCGAGGTCGTTGAAGTCCTCGCCGAGGACCCGGGCCATCTCGCCCGAGATCTCGCCTTCCTTGCTCCACCGCTCCAGGCCGGCAGCCAGGGCGTCGACCTGAGGGTTGACGTCCTTGTACATGACCTGCCCGAGGAGCGCCGACGCGGCCTCGATCGCGGCAAAGGCGGTCAGTAGGCCGCCGGCCACGGACCCGACTTTGGAGAGCGCGGCGGCGGCTTTGGTCCCGGCGGGGCCCGTGGCGGCGAGCTGCGCGTTCATCGAGGCCAAGTGGTCGCGGGCCTTGATCGCCATGCCCCACATGAGCGCGCCAGCGGCGACGAGGCCGCCGATGACGACGACGGTGTTCGTGACCGGGGTCGGGATTTCGTTGATGGTGCCGAGCAGGTCGGTGGCGGCCTGGGTGAGGATGCGGAGCCCGTCGGTGGCGCCGCCGGACGATTGGATCGCGAGGCCCTCCAGCGCGGAGGTGAGGTTCCCGATGTCGCCCTGGAGGTTGTCGATGCGTTTCGCGGCGGTCTCTGCGGCGACGCCCTGTTCGGACACTTTGTTGATGTAGTCCTGGATGCCGGTGGAGCCTTCGGCCATGATGACGTTCGCGCCCGCGATGGCCTCAGCGCCGAAGATCGTGTTCATCGCGGCGGTGCGCTGCTCGACCGAGAGGCCCGAGAAACCGTTCTCCAGCGACCGGACGATACCCACCGCGTCCTTGACCTGACCGTTCGCGTCGTAGACGGAGATGCCGAGCTGGTCCATGAGCCGCTTCGCTTCGGCGGTCGGCGCGGTCAGGCGCAGCAGCACGGTGCGGAGCGCGGTCCCGGCTTCGGCGCCGGTGATGGCCTGGTCGCCCATCGCGGAGAGGATGCCGACGGTCTCCTCGACGGTGAGGCCAGTCTGGGCGGCGACCGTGCCGACGTTCTTGAGGGACTGGCCCAGCCCGGACACGTCCGTGTTGGAGGCGTTCGCAGACCCGGCGAGGGTGTCGGCGACGGCGGACATCTCCTTGGCGTCGAGGTTGAACTGCTTCAACGTGACTGAGGCGATCGTGGCGGCCTCGGCGAGGCCGATGCCGCCCGCGGCGGCGAGCGCGAGCGCCCCGGCGAGCGCCCCGCCGGTGATCTCGGCAGCCGAGAGCCCGGCCTTGGAGAGCTCCTCGATCGCGTTCGCGGCCTCCGTGGCACTGAACTGCGTGGACGCGCCCATCTCGATAGCGGCCTGCCGCAGCGCTTCGAACTCCGCTTCCGTCGCCCCAGAGACAGCATTCACCTGGGACATCGCGGACTCGAATTGAGCGGCCATCGCGACCCCGGAGCCGAGCGCTGCGCCGAGGGCGCCGCCGAAGACGATCGCGCCGTTCGCGACCTCGTCCAGCTCGCCCGTCCCCTTGGCGGCGGCGTCCGCGATCTCCTGCCGGAGGGTCCGCGTGTACTGGATGCCCTCCTTCATCGCCGCGACGTAGTCCTTCATGTTCGCGACGAATTTGACGGAGACAGTGCGCACCCGGCCTCCTTTCGGTGGTCAGGTGTGCTTCTCGTGCAGCTGCACGCGGTGCATCAGGGCCTGGGGGAACTCGGCGCCGCCGTCGCGGTACGTCTTCTCGGACTTCGCGAGCGCGGTGCACCGGTGGCAGCGGACCGGCAGCAGCGGCAGGTAGGCGCCGTTGCCGGGGGAGCCGTCGTTGTCGGGGTTCGTGGTTTCTTCGAGGTCGCCGCCGCACTGGCCGCAGCGGGCGTCACGCCATGCGGCGAGCGCGAGCATCCATGCCTGCTGGTCCTCGGTCCACTCCGGCTCTCGCCGAGTAACCGACTGGGTCAGCCGCCCGGCGTCGTCGTATTCGTAGGTCGTTACCTGCTCGGGTTCCCAGCCGCGGAACCGCTTGAGGGAGACCCCGAGCCGCTCCGCCGCCTCGACGGGCCACCGCTCTTCAGGGTCTTCGAGGCGACGTGTGAGAAAGGGATGTCGACGTCCGAGCGGTTGAGGCGGAACGCCTTGTCGTAGAGCGCGTCGAACTGCCTGTCGGTAAGGACCTCGTACAGGAGCATGTCCCACTGCTCGGAAGTCATGACCGGGTCGACCACGGAGGCGCGGATCAACGCTTCAGGGAACGTTTCCCAGCTGAAGCCCGAGTTCGCGTCTGCGGGCTCGGGTTTCCCGTCCGGGCCCTTGCGCGGCGGGTGCGCGGCGACGAGCTCCCGCCAGGTCGCCTCGTCCTTCGGGGTGGCGGGGGTGCGCTGGCGGCGCAGCGCCCGGAGCGTCACCTCCACCGAGTCCTCGCGCATCTGCGCTTCCAGGTCGGCGAGCGCCGCGGCAAGCTTGCGTTCCTCCGGGTCGGGATTGAGCATCTCCGTGGACGTCTTGCGGGCTTTCAGCTGGTCGAACTCGTCCTTGATGCGAGTCCACTCCGCCCGGAGCGGGCCGGGGAAGTGGATGACCATGCGGTCTTCGAGCCGCTGCACGGAGGCGAGCTTCTCATCGAGGGTCTTCGCGGGCTTCGTCTTCTTGGTGTTGGACATGCACTGCTCCTGGCCGGTGGGCCTGGCCGTAGACATGAAGGAGGGCCCGCGCATCCCGGCCAGGTTGATGCACGGGCCCCGATCAGGAGGCGACGACGAGGACGTCGCGCTGGGTCAGGCCGCGGATGAAGAGTTTCTGCATGATCTTCTGGCGGCCGTTGGCCTCGGGCGGCTGCTTCTGCTGGATGCCGCACTCGATCTGGTAGATGTCGACGATGTCGCCGACCTCGACGGCGGGCTCGAAGTCCATGCCCCACCGGGCCGCGAGGTTGAGCAGCTCCCCAGCCCGGAGGGTGGCCTGCGCCTTGTTGTCGGCGGCGTCGGGGGCCTGCGCCTGGTACACGTAGGTGATGGTGAGCGAGTCGGTGAACCGGCCGCGGCGCTCCAGGGTCTGCCGGGAGCAGAGCCGGTCGTCGGTCGAGGTCTGCTCGTCGGTGGCCGGGGCCCACCCGTCGGCGGTGATGTAGCAGGACAGGTCGACGACGGTGAGCGCGGTCAACTCGGTGATGGTCGGCTCGGACGGGTCGGCGATAGTGGGCACGGCGAGGACCTTGAGGGACCCGTCGGCCGAGATGGATGTGGGAACGACGGCGTCGCTCATGGTGTCTCCTTGCTGGGTTGTGGCCGGGGCTTGGTGAGGCGCGCGAGGTCGCGGAACGCCTTCATGGGGAGGGGGTGGGACCGGGCGACGGGGGGCCGGACGGCGACGCAGCCGCCCGAGGCGAGATACGACTTTGCGGCGGCTTCACTCGCGTCCCACTGGTGCCCGGTGGCGAGGCAGCGGAGCCGGACGTAGCGCACGGACATGACCGGCCTCCTCCGACTGGTGGATGTGGACGGTGTGGCCGGGCCGCTACCGTGGCGGTATGACTCCTCAGAAACTCGTCGCCAGTGCCGGGCTTGCGCTGGTGCTCGGTTCGGTCATCGCGGGCATCGCCGCCGCGGTGGTGGTCGGTTCAGAAGTCCCGTTGTGGGCGAAAGCGCTGTTCGTCACGGGTGTGGCCGTGCTGATCGTCAGCTCGTTCCTCAAACCGAAGCAGGACGTACCGAAGCAGGACGTCACGAAGTCGTGACGGCGGCGGGTTCGGCGCCCATGCGGTACAGGCCCCACCCGGTCCAGGTCGGCCGCCCCTGCCACAGGGCCTTCGTGTTCTCCACGACCGGCGCCCTGTCCGGGACTTGCCGGATGAGGTTGCAGTTCCAGCCGTCGATGACCGGGCGCTGGCCGACCAGCGCCGTTGCGATCTCGTCGAGCGCCCACAGGACCTCGTCGGTGTCCCTGCCGCACGCAACGAACCTGCATTCGTTCAGCTTCGGGATCAGGTTCCCGGCCAAGTTCGCGATCTCCCCGGTCGCCGGGACCGGCCAGTGCACCAGGTACGGGTACACCAGTTCGGAGTCGGGGACCTGCACGCCGCCGTAGTGGTACGGGTGGTCGGGCATGTGGGCCTGCACGAGCGCTTTGACGGCGTACTGGAACGGCCGGGACACCTGCGCCATCAGGGGGCCTCCCCGAGCGGGTCGATCGCCTCCAGCGCGGCGTAGAACGTGGGCTCGACTTCGTCGGCGGCAGGGCCCATGTACGGCTGCGGCGCCTGCCTGGACGTGCCGAGCTCCACGAATCGCGCGTAGTTCACTTCGGGGCCGGTCTCGCCCTGCGCGACGTCACGGTTCGACCCGCGGAAGTCCGCGGAGATCGAGGCACGGAGCGCACCGGTCAGCACTGGCGCCTTTGCAGCCCCGCGGGCCTGCGTCTCGAACACGGACTTGCGGACGACGTTCCGGACCTGCTTGCGCGCATACTCGGTGCCGACCTCGACGTCTCGCTCGAACCGGCGAAGCTCCGAATCGTCAACAGAGAAGCCGGCCACCGCTGCCCCCTATCGGTTCGCGGGCGGGACGTTGTCGCACACCAGGTCCCGCTCCCACACCTGCGACCCGTACCGGACGTCTCTGACGTACAGCTTCAGGCCGGGCAGGAGCGGGTCCGAGGCAGTCTCGGCTACGACCATGTCGTTGACGAGGATCTCTGCGGCGCTGGCGGGGAGCGTTACGATGTAGGACCGCTGGATAACCTCGCGCTCGCCGATCACGACCCGGGTGTCGACGCCGTCACGGACGATCCGCATCGGCGCCGCGGTCTCGGCGGTCCCGTACACCGGCACCGGGTCGAAGTACTCGGTCTTGCCGGTGGCGTTGTTGAACACCCCGGTCGAGTTGAACCGGTAGGCGCGGCCGGTCGAGGTCTGCGCGCCCTCGGCGACGGGCCGATGATGTGCATCCCAACCAGGGGGGATAACTCGTGTGCCCGGGAACGGCATCAGCACCACCCCGACCGGTAGGGCGCGTTCGGGTCGAACGGGATGACGTCGATCGCCCACGGCTCGCCGCCGTCGTCGTTGTCGTCCTCGTCGCGGAGCTGCTTCGCCTGGGCGCGCAGCTCCGCAGCGACCGCGGGCCCGTCGGTCTGGAGGTCCAGGGTCCGGATTTTCTTGGAGACCAGGACCTCGGAGGCGGCGATCGACTCCAGCGCCCGCGCCGCGGCCCGCTTGACGCGGTCGTGCTCGATGGACAGGAACGCATTGATCTGGTCATCGGTAAGGAGAGGGCTCTCCTCGTCAACGTCCGAGATCAGCAGCCGGACCTGCCCGAGCGGGGTTCCGTAGTCGATCGCCACGGTGCGCTAGCCGATGATCTTGGCGAGGTCAGCGAGGAGGGTCTTCCGGCGCTTCCCGGCGAGCTCGGCAGCTTCCGCGGCAACGGCCCGCTCGAAGTCGCCGCCGACCCACGCGAGGACCTCGTCGGCGGTGCCGTCAGGGACGTCCTCGGATACCTTGACACCCTCGGCCGGGACCGGGGCAGGTTCCTTGACCTCCTCGGTGCCCGAGGGCGGCTCGACGGGAGCGGGCTCGCTCACCGCCGCGGCGGCCGGGTGCTTCGCCTCGTACCAGGCGGTGGCCTCCTCCTCGGTGGCCGGGCGGACGCCGCGGCGCTTGACGTGCGGCATCTGGAGGTGCGCGACCTGGCCCGGTGTGGTGGCCTCGAAGTAGTGGTCCTTGAACTTCACGTTCGCGGTGGGGATCGAGAAGTTGTCGTACTTCTCGCAGATGAACAGCATGGTGGACTGACCTCCTGGCCTGTAGCTGTCGGCATTCGGCAGGCGCAGGACCGCGCCCGAGTAGTCGATGTCCAGCGCCGAAGCCTCAGCGCCGATGAACTGGTGCGCGACCCTGCCGGAGTGGCCGCGGCCTGGCACAAGCGACGGGGACTCGCGGTGGTCGACCAGGGAGGGCCACGGGTACCAGACGTCAATCCCTTTGGCCTCGAAGAATGTCGACATGCGGGAGTCGTAGTTCGGGATCGTCTGTGAGTCCCCAGCCGCCACGACCGCCTCGATCATCGAGACGGGGAGGATGACGGCAACGCCCCAGTTGAGGCGATCCATGACCAGCCACGACGCGCCCTCAGCGCGCTTGACGTACTCGGCGACCATCTCCTTGTACGGCCTGACCTTCCCCACGTACAGGCAGACGGGCACGTCCTGGGGGGCGTGCGCGAGCATCTGCTCGACTCCGGCGACGAGGTCTCGCGGGATGACCGAGTCGTCCTGGAGAACGAGGTGATGGGTCGCGGCGGGGTCATAGGCGGCGAGTGCGCGGCGCCCGGTGCCCCAGCGGGAGTTGGAGCCGTCGTCCCATACGACCTTGGCGGCCCGGTCGAGCGTCGCTTCGAGCTCGGGGACGAAGGCGGCGCGCCGCGGGTGCGCCATGATCGCGACGGACACGCGGATCATCGCGCGAACCCCCACGTCGGGGTGCGCCCGAACTTCCCGATGCACTTGTACCCCTGGGGGAGGCACGCCCGGATCGCGTTCCGGTCGCCCTCGGCGTAGATCACCGGGGAGTACGTCGCGATCAGATCGGCTGCGCCGTTCAACACGGCTGCGGCTGCTCCCTCGACGTCGATCTTGATGAGCCGCAGGTCCTCCACGAGCGGCTGCTCATCGAGGGCGCGGATCATCACCGAGTCGGCGCCCGCCTCCGCGTCAGCGTGGCGGACAACGGCGCACGTCCCGGAGTTGTAGGCGATCGCCGGTTCAGTGACGCGCCCCCAGCCGGGGCGCGAGCCCGCGGCGATGTTCTGGCACCACACCGACGGGCCGCCCGGGTAGGGAGTGCGCGAGAGGTCGTTGAGTTCGACGTTCCGTATGAGCTGCTGGAACGTGGCGGGGTTGGGTTCGAGCGCGATCACGTTCAGGCCCATCACCCGCGCAAACCACAGGCTGTGGTTGCCGATGTGGGCGCCGACGTCGATTGCTGTACCGGGGCCCTGGATGCGGGTGAACGCGTCGTCGAGGAGGTCCTGCTCGTACCAGGTGCCGCGGTTGATGATCCGGCCGATGTGGTCGGTCTCGTCGACCTCGATGCGCGCGACCCGGTCACCGGCGGGGAGCGTGACGGTTTTCATCGCCGTCCCCTCGCGATGGTGCGGCGCCGGTTCGCCCAGTGGTGAATCGCCACGGCGCCTGGGAACGGGCCGTGTTCGCGGGGCGTGCCGACGTCCGCGAAACCGTACGGATAGAACAATGCCTGGTCGAGGACCGTGAGCTCGTCGCGGTGGCGGCGCCACAGGCCCGTCAGGTACTGGGGCCCCGCCGAGATGTTCGGGCGCTGCCCGCGGTGATGCGCCACCGACGCCGGAAGCCCGGTGATCAGCCGGTCAAGGAACGGGTGTCCTGGTTCGGCGCCGAGAATCGCGTTGTTCACCCACCGGTCCTGGGACTCCCACGCCGCGAACGCCTCCAAGCCCGCGATGTGCCGGTCGAGAGGCGCGAGGCATTCGAAGTCGACGTCGACGTACACGCCGCCGTAGGACCAGAGGATCTCGTAGCGGAGGACGTCGGCCCGGAACTGCCACACCGAATGCTCGGGGACGAGGTCCTCCGCGGCGTCGTACAGGTCCCGGTTGCGCATCGCCGGGAGTGCGTCCTCGCCCCACAGCCGGTACTCCCAGCCGGGATGATGCGCCCGCCACGTCTGGGCGTACGCCTCGAACTCGGCGGGGAGCGGGTCGGGCCCGATCCAGATCTGGTGGAGCGTCTGGGGGATCACGTTGCGGCACCTCGGCCTGGGTGGAGCAGGTTCAGGATCTGCCCGGTGAGGTCCTCGGGATCGACCATCGTGCCCTCGTGCTCGCGCACGAGGTACTCGACGGCGGTCTCGACAGTGACGGTCTCCTGCACGGTGTCCTGGCTGAGCCGCGCGTTGAGTTCACGCAGCTCAGCCAGGATCGCCTTCAGGTACTCGTCCGTGACGGACTGCGGTGCCCCTGGCCGGGAAGACATCGCTACGAGCCCGTACCCGTGGAGGCCAGCGCGGACTTCGGGTCCATGAGCGTCCCGCCGAGGACGTGGCGGACCTTCCACTCGACCGAGTCGGTGTCGAAGTCGCCGTCCGTCGGGTCGACCGTCCCGCCACCCACACGGGTCGCGTTCGGGGACTTCTGGAACAGCTCCGGGGACTCGTGCCCGATCAGGCGGCCGATCTCCATCGCCGGGCGGCCAGCGTTGGGGTTCGCGAACAGGTACCAGGCGGTGCTGCCCGTGGTGGTGTCGATGATCGGCAACCAGGGGTTGACGATCAGGGACACGCGGTTGCGCATCCAGTTCGTCACCCGCAGCTGGTCGTTGCCGGTGCCGGGGCCGCCGCCGTTCGCGGCGAGGATCTCGGTTGCGTTGAGGATGTTCCGGGCGGGGACCTCCAGCGACGGCGGGACCACGAGCGTGGCGGCCTCGATGTAGATCGGGGAGCCCTCGGTGTCGCGCTGCTCGCCGAGCATCCGCATGGCCTCCTGGAGGCCGTCGACGTTCAGCTGCACGTCCGTCTTGTTCGCGTTGCCGGTCGCGAAGAACGTCGAGTCCGGGCCGGAGGCGGTGGCGTACAGGCTGGTCGCGAACCGCTCTTCGGAGCGCCGGGCGGCGTTCCCGAGGCGGCGGGGGATGTCCGCGAACGCGTCGAGGTCGTCGTTGATGAGCGTCTCCCACGACAGGGGGATGCGCCGCCCGAACTTGCGGACCCGGTACTCGTAGTCGCCGTCGTTGAGTTCCGCAGCCGGGTACTCGGACTGCTCGCCGACCTCCTGGAGGACCGACTCGCCGCCGTCCATGGTGAACCGCTTGACGGTGCGGAAGTCGCGGACGCGGCCGGTGCGCGCGAGCTGCTCCCACTGGACGGGCATCTGCTGGTAGGCGGCGAGCATCTGCCGGTCGATGATGTCGCCGAACAGGAAGCTGAAGTCCGAGGTGGTCATGGCCTCCTGGAAGTCCAGGGCGGCCCGCTTGGAGCCCTTCAGGACGTCCTTGTAGAGGCCCATCGCCTCGGAGTACCGCTTCTGGTAGCGGGCGTCGGCGTTGGCGCGGCGGGCACGGGCGCGCTGGGACACCGAAGCGCCCTCGCCCGCGTACAGCGCCGTGGTGGAGGCGCGTTCCCGCGAGAAGCGCCCCACCTCTTCGAGTTCGTTTGCCATGGTGGTGGCTCCTTACGGGTGGATCTTGACGGGGATGACGGTGGTCTGGCCGCTCGTCACCGGCGCCAGCGCGTACCCGAAGGCGGTGCTGTTCGTGGCGGTGTTGTTGAGCGTCAGCGTGGAGGCCGGGGCGGTGAGCGCGTAGACGCGCGCGCCGACGGTGATGTTCGAGCCGACCGCGGCGACGGGGAACTCGTAGACCCCGTTCGTCTTGACCGTCACCTGGTTGACACCGGCGGTGTCTTCCTGCGGGTCGGTCAGGAGTACGACCGGGAGTGTGCCGACGAGGCCAGCAGCCCCGGAGACCTTCGCGGCCGCACCCGTGGGGGTGGTGACCTGAGCGGCGGTGACCCGGAACTGGTCGCCGTGGTTGTAGACCTGGTTGAGCGCCATGGTGGTTACCGGCCCTTCGCTGCGAGCTTGGCGGTGGCCTCGTCCATGCCCATTTCCATGAAGTCCTGGACGAGCTGGTTCTCGAACTCGGCCTCGGACAGGCCGGTGGCGTCGCTGCCGCCGAGCCCGGACGGGCGGCCGACGCCCTGGGATTCGAGGACCGCGGCGGCGTGCCCGGCCTCGGACTTGATCGCCGAGGCGACGAGCGCGGCCAGCGCTTCGGCGTTGACCTTCCCGTCGTCGGTCATGGGCACCCGGTCGGTGACCGTGGCGTGGACGCGCGGGCCGATCGCGGCGAGCATCGTCTCGGGCATGCCCGACTCGTTCGCTTCGAGCGCCTTGTCGACGGCGCGGCGTCCGGCCTCGTTGCCCTCCAGAAGCTGGAGGCGCGCGAGCGCTTCCTTCATGCGGGCCTCGGCGGTGCGCTGCGCGGACTGGGCCTCGGTGAGCGCCTCGGTCAGGGAAGCGCAGCGGGTCCGGTACTGGTCGCGTTCGGCCGCGACAACCGCGACCTCCTCGGCGACGGGGGTGCCGTTCTGGGTCCCCGCCGGGTTGGGCTGTGCGCCCTCAGCAGTGGTTCCACTCATCGTGGGAACTCCTTCGGATTGGGAAGTGGGTGCGGTCGGCGGGGAGCCGTCCGCGCTGGCCGTCACCGGGTGGCCCGGCGAGTTCTGGAGCGCCTGGTCGGCGCGGTCGAGGTCAGCGGCCATCTCGGCGACCGAGAGGCGCGCGCGGGCGGTGACTGCTTCCTCGGCGGAGGTGTCGACGGGCACGTACGTGGTCTGCCGGGTGACCTCGACCGGGTCGCCGGCGAGGGCGATCCCGTCCGTGTCGGCGTAGCCCTGGCGCCAGGTCTTCCCGTCGTTCGCGAAGACCACGTAGGACGCGGCGGGGTCGAAGTCCAGGACCCAGCAGCCGGGGTACTCGGCTTCCTGGTCGCCGTGAGCGACGGTCACAGCGCGCTGGAGGCGCGCGCGCATGTCATCGGCGAGGGCCTCGGCGACATCGCCGTCAGCGGGCGCTTCGGCCCACCGGGACCGCTCGTACAGCTGGGGTGCGTCGGCTTCGATGCGGGCCGTGTAGGCGCCGAGGCCGTCGCCGATCGCCGAGGACAGGGTGATGCGCTCGGGCCGGGTGAGGTGGCCTTCGGCGTACATGTCGTCGGCGTAGGAGGTGAGCGCGAGGTGCAGCCGCGATTCGAGGTAGGTCCCGATGGAGGCGGCCTCTGCGACCGGGGCCTGCTGCGCCTGAAGCGATTCGAGGAAGGCAAGGATCGCCCCACCCGCCGCGGGCTTCGTCACGAAGTCGACGGACCTGCCTTGCTCGATGGAAGTGACGATGTTTCCGGTGCGGCCGTCGCGTTCGCCGTGCTCGGCGGTCACGTACGCGCGGATGGACATGCCGATGACCGGGACGCCTTCCTCGGCTCCGGCTTTCGCCATGTCCATGAGCGGCGTCTTCCACGGCTCCAGGGGGCGTGTCCAGGCGACGAGACCCTGCTCAGCCTCGTCCCAGCGGGCGTCTTCGGTCTGGACGGCGGCGAGCTTGGCGACATCGCCCGCGGGACGTTCAAAGTCCTCGTCCTCGGTGGCGTGGTTGATGAACGCCTGCGTGCCCTTCGGCCAGGCGCGGGCGCCGTCGCGCTTGAGGACCTCGGTGGAGTAGTAGTTCCCGTTCAGGGACCACCCGGCTTTGATGAGGCGGATGAGGAGCCGCCCGGGGCGCTCCTTGGAGGCTTCGGCGACACCGGCCTCACTGATGGCGGTGCGTTCGGGTGCGGCCACGGACTCTTGGATGCGGCGGCGCTGGGTCCCGATCGGGTGGCGTCTACGCGACACGGGAGACCTCCTGAGCTTGGTTTCGTTGAGCGAGGGCGCGGAGGTCCCGCACCGTGGTCGGGACGTTGGAGCGCCGCCATTGGGGCGTGTCGCGCCAGGTGGCGAGCTGGTCCCACTGGATGGCGCCGGACTGGTAGAGGTCGAGGCGTGCGGGCCCGAAGATCTTCAGCTGCGCGGCTTTCGGGAGCTTGTTGAACGTCTTCTCGCCGTCGGGGAGGAGCGAGGGCGGTTCGGGGGCGGTGATGCCGAGCTCAGCCCAGGTGGCGAGTTTCGGGAGCCGGGTGCAGCGGCCGTTCTGGTGGTCATCGGGGCCGGGTTCGGTGACGGGGTAGACGCGGCCGTGCCGGGACCAGCACGCGGTGCAGGTCCGGCGGTCGAGTCGGGCATACCATTGCCAACCGGTCACAAGGTCGCTGTTCGTGCGGTGCGTGTACGCGGAGGCGGCCCGGTAGGCGTCGAGGATCTCCGTGCGGGCGATCGTCAGCGCCCTCGTGAGCCCGCCGTTGAACTCGCCTTCGACCCGGTCGACCATGTCGCGGGCGATGGGGATCGGGTTGTCGCCGACGATCACGCCTTCGATGAGCGCGTTCTTCATCGCCTCGACCGCGGCGGGCGTGAGCGGGATCGTGTCGGCGTGGATCTGGCCTTCGGCGCGGGCGATGATCGCCGCGAGCGCGGACGGCTCGAACCGGCCCGCGATGATCCCGGCGATCACTGCGGGCCCGAGGAGGTCCGCGGCGGTCGGCGGGGGGACCATGCCGCCGTCAGTCACGTCCTCCGGCGGGACCTCATCGTCGCCTTCGGCTTCGCGGAGCCTCCGGAGGACATGCCCAGTGAGCGCTTCGGCCTTCGTCTCCGGTGCCTGGGAGCCGATGATCCTGGGTTCCAGCTCCGCATCCAATGCGACGACCCGGCCCGCCGAGGCACCCGCAGTCGTGTCGGTCTCCACGGCGAGCGCAGTGAGGGCGTCCTCGGCGGCGAACAGCGCACCCATGGCAGTGTCGTTGCGGGCGATCTGGTTCCGTGACGGCCAGCGCCCGTCCGCGACCGCCATCGCCGCGAGTTCCGTGCAGGCCGCGGTCCATGCGGGTGCGAGCCGGTCCCATGCCTGGACCCACAGGCCGGTCAGATGCCGGTCCGCGGAGTCGACTTCCGAACCGATGCCGGACCGGAGGGCCCGGGTGAGCGCGAGGGTAGAGCGGGTGACGGCCATCGCCTACCCGTCCGTGTCCTCGTCCTCCTCATCGGAGGGGTCTTCCTCCTGGGAGCCGTCCTCGCTAGGAGGACCGTCCTCGGCGTCGTCTTCCATCGGGCCCGGCCCGGCGGCGGCAGGGTCAAGACCGGCGCGGGAGAGTGCCGCGGCGTTCGCGCCCTGCCCGAGCGGCGGGCCCTCCGGCCACAGGAACTCCCCGGTCTCGTCATCGAGCATCTGCTCGACGATCTCGTCGACATCCGAGACACCCAGGGCGATCAGGACCATGCGCAGGACCAGCTCCGGCGGGATCGTGTTCGTCGACGCCGCATCCACGATCGCCTTCACGATCACCCCGACGTCGGTGTCGGTCAGGTCCGGCCAGTCGATGTCGACCTGCGTGGTCGTGTCCCCGGCGAGCGTGACGGTCTCCAGGGTCGTGTACGCGTCGCGGGTGATCGTCCCCTGAAGGGGCCCGGCGGGCGCCCGGACGGCCTCGGTGATGACGTAGGAGAGGATCCGCTGGAACATGGCCGTGTGGAGCTGGCGGCGCTGGCCCATCTCCAGCTCGGTGGGCTTGTCGAGGGTTTCAGCGGTCGCCCGGGCACCGGTCGTGCCGGGGTCGCCGAGAAGCATCGTGACCGGGACGCCCAGGGCGGCGGCAACCATCGCCGCGAGCGGCCGACCCGAGTCGGCGTCGATCGTCGCACCCGATTTCGGGATCGCTTCGAGCATCGCGTCCATGGGGGTGACGGCGGTCCCGCCGGCGTCGAGCGCCTGCCCCGTCGCGAGGTCGCGGGGTGCTGCGGCGGCGAGCGCCCGCCGGGCATGTCCCCTCGCTGCGCCTTTCGCGGTGAGCCGCCACGCGAACTTCGACAGCGACTTCATGAGCGTCGCCCAGTCCTCCAGGAACACCTTGTAGGCGTGCGCCCAGTCGATCGCCGCATAC